AATATCTTATAATCAGCATTTTATACCGAATAAATTTTATTTACGTATTTACCGATTCAAAAATATGAATTATTATGCAAATAGCCAAACTTTATGCAAAATAATTCACTCCTTACTTTTTAAGTAGTTGTCTACAAACTTATCGGATGGCTTGGTGTAATTCTTTTTACCTTCCGGTACCGGGTACGCCCATTCATAGAAATACTTCTTTCTGTCTCCTTCTCCCAGTTCTCCGATTACCGTAAAGCCCTTTGCCCTTCCATTACTTCTTTCTTGTACAATCTTCTCGAACTCTTCTGGTGGTGTGGTTGAATTTTCCTGCTTGAATATATGGTTGCTCAATTCTTCCATCACCCTGTCCCTTCTCTCCTTCTTACTTTCTTTTTCTTTCGCCTCTTTCTCCTTTTGTTCTTGTATCTTCTTTTCTCTTTCTTCGACCATCTTTTTATATACACCGCTTTTGTGTAAACTTTGGTCAAACATATTACTTACAATATCTCCCAATATCCCAAACTCCGATTCTTCTATTCCGATACTGTTAACAACATCCTCAATAAACTTTGTATGCTTGGAAGGTATAAACCTTTCATTATAAAATCTCTCCAGTAGAGTTTCATCCTCCAACATCTTCTTTAACTTCTCGTTCTTATGGACTTCCCCGTTTATTCTTTCAGTGTCTTTAATAATGTTCTGTATATCCTTGGAAGTAAACCCGTATGCCGTATCTATATCAACACTAAACCCGTCGTTTGAACCATAGGGTTGAATATCTATACCGCCTTTCTCGTCTGCATTCGCCTTGGTGTGGTTGGAAACACGTATCTCATAGCTTCCTTTTCCTGTCTCAAACTTAAAATAACTGCTCGCGGTCGTTTTCGCTTTGGTGTAGTCATAATCGATACTATTCTTATCCAACCAGGATTTCAACCCTTTTGTAACTGCTGCCGGGTTCGTTCCTGTCTTCTCTATGGACTTGTCACCGCTTCTGTTAATGACCTGGTTTGTCGATTCTCTTTCCTTTTCGGTATATATGTATCTAAAACCGCCTTTTCCGTCCGGCTCTTTCCGTACATACTTGTGCGATACCGCCTTTTCCAGCTTGTCACACAACATGCTTTTCAGTATATCCTTTTCCATGTCTTCCTTTAATAAAAAGAAGGGGTGTTTACACCCCTCCCCAAAACAATTAATGCAATTGTAAACGATATTTAGTTTGCTTGAGTGTTGCCATGAAGTCTTCTACCCACGACTTTTCCCCGGCATATTCGGGGTTATTGTCAAGCTTGGAATAGAATTCCTTTGTACGGTCTATAATGAGGTCCACCAATTCTATAGGGTCGTTGACCTCTATTTCTTCACCGTTTATCTCCCCGTCCTTGAAACGGCCGAAACCGCTTTGTCCAGCTTCCATTATCTTATCTTCATAGTCGGAAAGCTCCTCTAACAAATCGTCCAGATACTTGTGCTTGGCATTGTCTTCCTCTTTCCAGTGCACATTTTTTGAACGTGTCTTAACACCTTCCAGGAAATTAGCGAAATCGACAAACACCGTATACATCCCGTCCTCCTTCTTTGCCTTTTCCAGTACATCGGCTTTCACCTTCCCCTCTTGAATCATTTCGGAAATAACGCTCTTGAATATCATTGCATCCTCTACAGTGGAAAACTTCATGGAAACCGTCAGTCCGTCTTCCGACTTCTCTATTTCCTCGCTGTTCGTTTCTTCGTTCGTAGTTTCCGTTTCCTCGTTCTTTGCTATTCCGTCACCTTCCGGGTCTTTTGGTTTGTCGTCCAAATCTTCCTTGCAAATAGCATTCGCATCGTTACAGTCCATCGTCTTTTCAACTTCCTTACTTTTCCAGTCTTCCGGCAATTCTCTTTCAAGACCCAGTTCTTTAGCACGTTTCTTAATCCACGACTTAACCTTTTCTTTTGGCATGTCAGAAGCACCGGACAACTTAATAGCGTCCTTCAAATCCTGGCTATTTCTGATAGGGTATTTCCCATTCGGCATTGCTTCTCCTTTCTTTGCCAAGTCCTTTCTTTCACTGTGTGAAAAATCGGTCTTATTGTTCGCTTTCCGTATCTCCTTCGGGTATTTCTCGCACACAGACTTTACCACGTCTTCCGTCACCTTCTTTTCCTGGAAAGCCTTCATCACGATTTCTACCGGGTTGGGTTTCACTTCCAGTCCCAAAACCTTCTTGATATTGTCTTTCATGTCAAAAATAAAATCGTAATCGTCCAGTTCAGTAACCGGGTCAATCCACATGCTGCCGATTTCCTCTTCACCGTCAACCACCACGAAAGCCGGGGATTCATCATCAACGTGCCCCATAAAATAATGAATTTCCGCATTCTTCGTTTTGGCTACACCGACCTCCATAAGAGTATCTTCCGGAACGTCTATTCCGGTCTCCTCGAAAAGTTCTCTTTGTGCGGCTGTACGGAAATCTTCTCCCTCGTCCACATGTCCCCCCGGTATGCACCAATCGGGCGTATAGTTCATGTGTTCCCCTGCTCTCTGTAAGATAAGCAACTTACCGCCTCTGAACAAAAGCACGTCCGCATACTTGACTACCCCGGTCTTTGCCTTCATAATATCATCGTATGCACTTTTGGAAAGCTTCTTACTTTTCCATGCCTTCTTTGCTACATGAATTGCATATACATCCGCAATAGCTTCTGCTATATCTTCGTCTTTCTGGAATGCAGCGATAGCCTTGAAAACCTTGTCCCTGTCTTTCTGTAATTGTGCAACCCGTGAAGCATGCTCTTTCAAGAACTCGTTGTATTTCTTTTCCGAAATCTCTCTTTCGTCCTTGTCAAGCAGGGAGAAGCTTTTCAATACCTGGCTTCTTTCGGCAAATTCGTTTGCAAGTTCTTCCGTTCTTGCTTCTATCTTTTCGGAGCGTCTCAATAGCTCCCTGTATTCAGACACCTTTTGTTCTGCTGTCTGTAAATGAAATAACTTTTTTAAATTCATAGCTACAAATTTTTTGCTAAAATACGAATTTTGCACAATCTATCCAAAAATACAGACATTATCAATATAATAGGAAGTGTTTTTCTTCAATTCGGGCTTATAAAAATACCTGTTAAGTGTCTCCACCTTTTCTATCCGGTCAATCCTACCCTTCTTGTTCCCATACAGAACAATTCTGTCGGAAATGTTCAATTCCTTTACTTTTACCGGAACAAGATAGTTCTTTCCATACGTCCATACCATTTGTTCGCCCGAAATCCTGTTAAGAACACCTTCCTTGCCTGCATTAAAATAGATGTTATACACTGATTCTTGCGGTTTCATTTCGCGTACATGCAAGCCTTCCACAAGCGTATAGGAATGTCTTGTCTTCACGGCTTCATTAATCCTTATATCCTTTAGGAACTTTTCGCCTTCAAGCGTCCTTATCTCCACAAACCCGGTGTTGAATCCTCCTTCTCCCATAATCAATGCTCCGTTTTCAGAAACAAGCCTTCTTTTGTTATAAGCGCATATTCCGTCCCAGCCTCTATGTTATACAGTTTCCCTTCATACAAGGACAAACCTCTTTCCATTATCTTTATCGCTCCTGCACCCATATGCATGTATTCCGGATTGTCATTATAGAACTTTACGTATTCCTCCACATCCCCCTGTTCTATCTCTTTATCGGGACTTCTTCGACTACTCCCCCTGGTTACTCCGAAACAGTCTTCATCAGTCCATTCATCGAATGTCTTTTCATCAACAAGCGGTATCGTCACTTGATGAGGCATAGTGAACGCGAGATGTTTTGCGTCTTCACATACGGAAATTACTATCCCTCTTTCCAATACAACGTTTTCCATCTCTCCTTTGAAATCAGTACACTCTACACCCTTCTTGAATAGGGTCGTATCATTCATCATACAATAGAGCAATACATACTCGTCTTCCTTTATCTGGTCCAAACGTACCGGGATAACCTCCCAATTATACACATCTATTTCTTCCGCTCTTTCCTTGACAAATTCCTTTGTTACCCTTGTCTTTCGTAGGGTTAACACTTCCACATCTCCTTTATATCCGAATCTCATACCTCAAACAATTTATCTCCGACATATATCTTTACTTTACTCTTTCTCTCTACCTGCCTCTTATATGGTTCTTTAGGCGGCTCAAACGAATGCGTCTCGTCATTCCAAACCATACCTTTAGGCGCCTCCTTAAGGTCGCAACGGCAATTCCCAGAAACGCATACTTTCCCGTTTCTTCTTACTATCAAAGTATGGTTTCTTTCTAATTCCACGTCATAAATATAACCTTCATAATGAATAACTCTTTCTTTCATCTTTTCTCGAAGATTATATTTACTTCTTAAAACATTTACCCATAATATATCATGCTTGGAAGTATAAACCTTACCTTTCTTTTTATCATCATAAACTGCCTTACCATGATTTCTAAAAGAAGGTCTTTCTCCAGTCTTTAAAACAAGCTCTCCTATTTCATCAGCCAACCAGGGGTTAGATGTTGTATAATGAACTTGTGGCTTAAACTGATAACCCTTCCAAAACTTTCCTTTATGTAATGTACCATCACCTTTTCTAAAAGCTTCCAAGAATATAGATATTGTTTCTGGCGTAGCATTACGAATAAAATTAGGAATTCTTCTTGTGTATTGCCCTTCCATTTTACTAAAAAATTCCAATAATTCGGGTCTTTTTGCCAAACTTATTTGAATATATTCCCTTGCCTCTCCCCAATTAGGAAATAACTTTGAAGTACATTCTATAATGTCTTTTCTTACATCTGGCTTTATCTGAGAAATACTAACCCTTTTTCTATGTGGTAAACAACATCCGTCAGACATAAGATATCCCATAAATTCTACAAAAGCCTTAAAATCATACTTTATCCCGTCAAACTCCAAATATGGTAAATCTTCCCCCACCCATTTAGGAATGGTAACAAGAAATTTAAAACAATTTCTTAATTTATCCTCTTCTATAAGACAATTACCTGTTTTTGAAGTTTTTCCTACATGAAAATGGTTCGGGGTTGTACACAAATTAAAATCTCTACTTTCCCTTAAAACCATATCTCCTTTATAAGGTTGATTTATCCATTTTACAGCCTTCACATATTCACCTTCCCCACTGTCAAGATTTACAGACAAAAATTCCTCATCTCCTTTTAAGTCCTTAAAGAATTTAAAACCATCATTTGTCAAAACTTCTGTCTTATCATCATAACAGTAGGGGTGAGTAGCTCCTAACACTGGTTTCCAATCTTTGGCTTTCACTCCTATATTATCCCCGTTGTTTATCAAGTCTATAAGCTTGAATATCCTCGGTTTGCTTCCTATTCCTGCCGTAGTGTACAACCTTATGCAATGGGCGCAAGCTTGGGGATATACTGTCTTATATACAAGCGCGTCCGCTCCCTGTTCCTTCATTATCTGCTGGGCTACTCCAGTTTGATAGATGTTCTGCATTTCGGTTTCCACTATACGCCCCCAATCACGGTTCCAGTCTTCCAAGGAATGCCCTATATTACTGACAATGTTCTGCACGGACTTCTTTTTCAGAGCACCCTCTATCATCTCCTTCTTTATCGTTCCAAGCTCCAATTGTCTTTGCTGTTCCACAAGAACTTTTACCTCTTCTTCCGATACGGCATTAGACATTATCGTTTTTGCCCGTTCCCCCATCGTCTTTATATAGGAGTATGTGCGTGTTGCTGCCGCATAATACACTTCCTGTTCCAAAGATGTAAGTGCCGCCCACTGGTGGCGGTCTATATACTTGGTAAAATCGTCAAAATTGAGTGTAGACAATTGGGAAGGTGTCAGTTGTGCACTCAGCCTTCCGAACAGATAGGACTGGAAATACGGGGGTATCTTTTCTATCTCCCTTCTCCATTTATAGCCATACCGCCTTAACAAGGACTTGTCTTCCGGTGTCAACAGTTTATCTCCCATTACATCGGCTACAATCCTTGCAAGACGGTAGTCTATTATATCATACAGTTTTTGTATCTCTTCCGGTTTAAATATCATTTTTCAACCGTTTTTATCATTTCCTTTACAAGCTCCTTTATCATCGCGTCCGACTGTGTGGCAAACATGGTCTGTGCAAGACCTTCATAACCGCATTGTATTTTCGGATATCTGATAGGGTCTTTCACGTGTCTTTTCACTTTAATAAGACGCGATACCAAAGGGGTTCTTATACCATCAACTTTCTTTTCCGACATTCTTCTTTTCCTTTATCTTATAACCGTCGTAAAGGTCTTCGTTAAAAATAGACATATCTGGTTTCGGAAAGTAAGGATTATACGGAGCGTTTCTATGAAACTCCCTTCCTTCTGGACCTAAAGCTGCAACTTCTTCCATCGTCCAACCTTCGCCCATTCCACGTTCTTCAATCTCAAACCATTCGTCAGCCGTCATATCAATTCCGTACTTTTTCTTTGCCATAATTTTACTCCTTTCTTTAAGTTTCTATGCAAATATACAAAACTGTTCAGAATTGAACAAATTTATAAGTCTATTTTTTTAAGAAACCTATCAAGTTCTTTTTGATTTAACACTTTGTTATCATAAATCACTCCGTTATCGGAATTTCCGTCATACAATTTAACGGACTTGAATTTATCTTTCAACGGAGTTTCGATAACTTTCTTGAAAGATTCGGACGCTCCTTTATGTCCTTTTTTCGCCACTTCTGTAGGAACATACCGTTTCGTTCTCTCAAAACGTTTCTGTATTCTATCCAAAGCCGTACTAAAATCGGTTGCCACGCCTACCAAATGGACATCGTAACCTTGTGCCTTCAATTCATCAACCAATTTTTCAAGTTTTGCCGGGTTTCCAAATACAGCATCTTTTACAAAAGAAGATTTAGATTTTATATATTCCTTGTCTATCGCTTTACCTATATCCGATACTTCCTCATGCACATAGGATGAAGCTTTCTTTGGGTCTATTCCCTTCACCCTTTCATAATCCGGTATCATGTCACGCATATCGTCCACATCAATAACTGGAAGTTTATCAATAGAAGGGTCTTTCTCCTTCATCTTCTTAAGATAATACCCTTTGCCCGAACCACCACCGCCAAGCATTAAGTAAGCACGCGGTTTTGTCTCAAATAGCATTTTCTTCCGATATTCAGACTTCACTTTGTTATGTACTTTAATCTGTCTGTCTCGTTTCCACGCACTACCTTCCTTATAAAGGTCTTCTGTTGTCTTGGTTAAATCGGATTTCTCTTCCTCCGTAGCCTTTCTTTTCTTGTATGGCAGTCCAACAATGCCAAGCTTCCGATTTACCGCGTTGTTCACATACACGCCTTGTTGTGCCTTCGCAATCTCCAGAAGACCGTCATACATTTCTGGTCTTCCCAGGCTCTTTTCCAAAAGAGCCTTGTTTATATATCTTTCTAACTTTAAATCATCGAAAGTTTCCATAATTTCCTATTTGTAAAGATTTTTTAAATAATAGTCAACTGCTGGTTTCATTATAGGATTTTCGTTAAACGACTTGTATTGTGCGAACGGGTCTTCCTCGTCCTCCGGTACACCTTCCGGCTGTTGTCCTGGCTGTGAAGCTCCGAACATTTTATTCTGTTCTTCTGCCTGCTTCATCCCCTGGTACACCTGGTTAAGAATGATGTCCTTTTCCGGGTCAAAGTCCCTTCCGTTATACTTCTTAAATATATCCTGCATAGAAACCATGCCGCTACTCAGTTTTTCAGAATCCAGTTTTACCTGTGCTTCTTCGTCTTCCACCTCTATTCCTGTAAATGCAAACTCATAATTTTCGTCCAGCTCGCTCACAATGTACTTTGTAATGACGCCCTGCAAGAATATCAATAGAGGCTTCAATCCTTTTTCACGGCTGTGCTTCAATCTTTCGCGCTGTCCGTCCTGTCCGAATATCTGCTGACTTTCCTTGAAATTGAATCCAAGTTCGGACGGGTCTATACGATATACAGAACATGTCATTATAATAAGGAATTTTATCCATTCGTTAAATTCCATATCACGATTGCTAAGTTTCTGTAAATCAACCCATTCCAAATCGATACCGTTTATAACGGGTGTGCGGTGACTGTTATAAACGCCTGCCATCGTCTGTGTCCATGCCTGCCTAAACTCCTGCAATGTACTGTTTGATATATTGGGGTTCTTTATATTGATAAACCCTTTAGGTTGTGACCCCTGGCTAAAGAAATTCGCATTATAAGAAAAGCCCCATAATATCCAGGTAATAATGTTTACCAGCGTTTCCAATTCCGACACTCCATACCCGTTTCTTCTCACATCAGACGTCTTGTTTCTGATGCCGAAACCAAGCTCCCACGGATAATACAATATCGGTCCCTTCGTTATAGGGTTATGCAGAATCATCTCTTCCCATACCATACAGTAACGCGGTAAATGTCCCTTGAATCTGTACTGCTCGAAACCTTCCCTTTGTCTGGGGTCTACGCTGTCAAGAAAACGTATCAAAGAAGCGTCCACAGCGCGGAACTTCTGCAATTCCCACATTCTGTTACGCACCATCTCAAATGCCAACTGGTCTAATGTGAGACTGTCCGACATTATTTTACTTACAAATTCCTGCAAGCTGTCTACATTGTCCCACTTGTCCGTCCAACCTCCCTTTTCCAGGAAATCAACTATCTTTGAAATCTTTTTCTTGTCCTCATTTGTCAATTTCTCATCCCCGGTAGAAAAAAGGCTCTTCTTCTTTCTGATTGTGAAACCTTCCTTCTGCTCGTCTTCCGAAAAATCCATAAAGTTCATTATCTGCTCCACACGTGTAGACACGATACTTTTCACTATATGAATGTCCCCCATCCGACGCAATACGGAAAAGGACAGAACCCCTTTAGAATCCTTAAATCCTCTTCCGTTACCGGATATGTCGTTAGGGTCAAAGAAAACAGACTGAATTTTTGTAGGCTGTCTATTGATTTCTCCCAGATACAAATTAGCCTTCATTATCTCCCCTGCATCGTTTGAGTTTAACGCAGCCTGCAATTTGCTTTGGAATGCCATAGGTGCAGCCTTTTGCAGCCTGTCTATCTCTTCAATGGACAAACTCGAAAGACTTGCAACCAAATCCGGCTTTTCCGCTTTTTGTATTATCTTTCCTCTTCTCTTTCCCACGTTACTAAAATTTTAAATTTTATTCATCAAATTCGTATTTATATCACAAAATATTTACTCTGATAGGGTTAAACGCTAACCCACTACCGATTATCTGCTGTACAGCAGAATCACCGAATACTTTTCTCGCAATACCGATTGAACCGTTTATATCTGCATTAATTAATTGATTTACAGATGATTGGAATAATCCTCGTTTCTTTCTTTTTCCAAGATAAATATCATGCTTTTCAAGAGATTCAAAAGACAAATGGTCTACTTTAGATGCATAGCTTTCTTCCGTTATCTTTACATCAATACCAACTAACTTTGCCTTGTAGAAGATTTTATCAATAAGACTTGAAAAAGGAATTTCAACAAATTTCTGATTGTTCTTATTTCCAAGATTGACATTCTGTTTCCAGTTCTTGTTAAGACCTATTACTATCGTACCTATATCGTTTTTCTTACAAAAATCAATGATAAACCTGCTGATTTTGTGCATCTTGTCATTAATCCAAAGATTGCGATAACAAATCAATCTTCTCAATCTTTTTGAGGTTCCCATATCTCCTACACAAGACATTTGTCTTGCTTTTGTTTTATTGAACCATTGATTAAAAGATTTTACAACTTTTCCGTTTACAATGAAAAACCTTTGGCTTACATTGTTGGTACATGTACATAAATTGTTCAATCCTAAATCAATCGAAAGGAAATTATCTTTCTGTAAATCAAGATTTTGTTCCTTTCTTTCATAAATCACTTCCACAACATAACATGTTGCTTGCGGTATAATTCTTACTTGTTTAAGTTCTTCTTTCTTTACATTGGTTTTTATTGGTTGTATAATATTTTTTACAAAATAAATGTAATTATTTCTGATTCTACAAACACTGGTTGTGAAAACAATCATGTTTTGCTTCTTACCGCTTTTGTATTTCGGTAATTTGGGTTTTGAATAAAACTTTGAAGGATTTTTCTCAAATTCCTTAACACTCCTCATCCATCCTTTTATAACTGAAAACACTTGTGCTATTACTTGTTGAGAAACAGCACAAGGCAAATTTCTGAAATCAAACTGATTTTCTCTGTTTAATTTTGTTGAAAATTCATATTCTTTTAAATACCGATTTGAGAAAATGCCTTGCCGGACATTATACAAAACGTAATTGTACAATAATCCGGATTTGTGGCAAACTTCCTCAAATCGGTTATCCTTGATAATATGTCTTTCAACCAATCTCATTCAAATAAATTTTAAGCTCCAGCCAATTGAGTTAAATTCACGGTAGCTTTCTTACCTCCTTCTACTGCCGTAACAACTGCCGTTCCGGTACGCTGTGCGCCAGTATTTGCATCCGCCACTACAGAATATTCGGTAGTGCCTTTAGTAAACCCTGTGCCGCTTACAACCGTATTATAATCTACTGTCACTGCTGCACCTTCATTCTTTCCGTTTACCTTCTTCTGCTTCTTGCTTGAAACACCGAATATCTTTGTTTCTCCTGCTGCTGCAAATGACAGTGCTGTCGGGTCTGTAGTCAATGTGTATTCATAGGTGATTGCTGCTGCAAGCTGTGTCAGTGATACCTGTAACGTCTTACTGCTTCCAGTCTGTGTAATGGTAATAGAACCGTTATTAGCCGCTTCTGCCTTGTTTTCAGCCGCTTCTGCCTTGTTTTCAGCCGCCACTATACTATAATTCTCTCCATTAGATGTTTCAGATGAAGTCTGACTGAATCCAGTTCCGGTAATCTGTGCAGTCGTATCTACCTTCTCGACACCACCGGAAGGCTTGCCGTTGACTTTTTTCTGTCTTGTTGAAACAATTTGTAAACTCTTCGTTTCTCCAAGCGCTACAAACTGTATAGTCTGTGAATTGGCAGACAACGCATAATCATATGTCACTATAGCCGCATTCTGTGTAAGTGTCACTTCCGCAGTCTTTCCACCATCCTGCGAAATAGTCGCCTTTCCCGTTCTCTGTGAGCTTCCGGTATTCTCAGAAGCTTTCAAATTGTAGTTATTTCCGCTTTCCTCATAATCGAACCCTACGCCTGCCAGTTCTATATCAGTAGGATATGTTTCTGGCTGCTGTTTTACTCCATTCAGAACTTTTGTTCTTGTAGAAGTAACAGTGACAAGCTTTTCGCCTCCTGCACCGTCGAACGTTACCGCTGTCGGGTCTACTGTAAGCGCATATTCGTAGGTTACAGTAGATGCAGCCTGGTTGCATGTAATCTGCAATGTCTTTCCGCTTTCATTCTGTTTAACTGTCACTACCGCTTTTCTTGTCGTGTTGTTGGGGTTCTCGTCAACCGTTACTTGTCCTCCACTGTCAACCTTGAATCCTGCCCCAGATATTGAGAATTCCACTGGTACGCCTTCCGGATGTCCTACTGGTTTCCCGTTCTTAAAAGTCTGCTTAGAAGACGTCACCACGCACATATCATCACCTCCCTTTGCAGGGAAATTGAGTGTAGGTTCTTTAGTCTCCAATACGTATTCCACAACTTCCTGCACGTCCGACAATACCGCGCCTTTTTCTCCGAATCCTTCCGGATATGAGATAAGCTTAACAAGCGCCTTAAACGCCCATTCCTTGAACTGTCCTATATTATAAGTGTGACCGGGTTCAATCACGATACCCAGTCCCTTATAATATTCCACGTCACCATAGAGGCTTTCCGTTACGAAAACCTTCATCTGACTGTCGATACCGTCAGTTACGACAGTCATTTGGTGGACATTATCTTCTGTTGTAAACAATAACCGTAGCATAGTCTCTTTAGTTGTTTTCGGCTACGAGTTCCTCGCGCCATGTATTGTTGTCGGTCATTACAACCACGTTCAAATCTTCCTTTGCATCCAAACCAAGGTCAGCCAGCGTAAACGCCATAGGCTTACCGGACATAACTTTAGTAGCAATGGTCTTGCGGTCTCCTCTGATTACACCAAATCTTTCCGCGCTTTCCTGCAAGTCTACACTATTAGGGAAATAAATGTCAACATCTTTTTTTGCCGGAACACTTGTCTTGATTGTAATCACGCACGCATCTGCATCGTTCCATTCTGCCGTTACCGCAACTATTTCGTTCAGTCCCTGGGGGTCGATAATCAGTTCCAAACCCTTTTCTTCCGCAAATGCTACAAGTTCTTCGTGCATCACGGCTTCGCCTACATTCCATTTGAAACCAAGCTTCAAAAGCTCGGCACCACCTTCCGGGTCCGTCACATTTCCTTTAGGGGTAATTCCGCGCGGTGATTCAGTGATGAATACTTTCTTCTGGTCGCAACTACCATCAGTTACCAATGTCACATCGATATTCTTGTCTTCGTCTAAAAATCTATACAGTCTCATAATCTTTTCTTTTTTAATGGTTTTTATTTACATTCAAATACAATTTCCTGTTCCACGGAACCGTCAGCACCCAGTACGTAAACCTGGTAAATGCCTTTCAAGTCCACTTTCTGTACACCCAAATCCTTCTGACACTCGAAACCCAGATATTCGTTCTTCTCCTTCATTGTCAGAATCTTCTTGTCAACAGATACGGTGCCGATAGTTTCTGGAATGTTGGTGAACTCACAGAACTTGTTGTTATGCTTAATGCAAATCTGAGTACCTTCCGATACCTTTGCTTTGAAGTTCATCCATAACCAAGGAAGACCGCCTGCATATTCATCCTGCCACGGATATTCCGTCAGATAGGATTCGGGAAGAATACTGTTATAGTCCTCCTCACTGTTGATAATTCCACTATTAGGGTCCATCTTAATAGGCAAAGAATAGGGTAGAATTGCTTCTATCTCCTGCTGCAAAGCCTCGAAATTGCCTTGCAATCCTTGTGCAACCTGTGCCCCGGTATCACCGTCCTGTATTTGATAAAACGATGTTTTTTTCATAATCTCTAAAATTTGAATTTTAAATCATTGTACCACACGAAATTGTCATGCCAAATATTGTCTGTAGAGAAAATGAGCTGTCCCATTCTCCAAACTCCGTCTTTCATCCATTTGCCGAAGTTGTCCCAAACTCCTTTGGTAAGTACCCATACTGCCGGAATACTGAACTTCCCTCCGGAAATCCAATAATTGCGCATGTTCCATCTATCGTTGTCCAGTACCCATGCCTTCTTCACCTTTGGCGGCATTGTTTGTGAAGTACCACCCGAACCTCCTCCAAGGTATGTGCCCGGATTTTCTTCCGTTCCGACCCTTGAATAGGTTCCTGGCAAATAATCGCCTTGTGCCATAGTCATTCTCCTTTCATTTCCTTTATCGTCTCCGGTTTCTTGTCCCCGAACTCGTCGAAATCAGACAGATATTTTCTAATTCTCTGAGGTACCAAAGTAGGGCTTACCTTTGCCGCGTTCTCCACAATTGAAATTGATTCGCGTATTATAAGCGCGTTACACACCACGGCACGGAACCATGTGTATATCTCCACATTGCCGCCTTCCACAGTAAAGTTCCCCATCACATGCGAAACAATCAGAATAGCGGAATAAATGAAAAGCTTCGTGATAATCATTGAAAAGCCCTTGCTTGAAAAGTCCTTGTTCTTGATATGATATACCCAGCTTACAAGTGTATCTATCACTATAAGAATCATTAGGTATTTCAAGAATTCCCAGTCCCGAAACACATATTTCTCAATGAAGGATGCCGTGTTGGAAAAAGAGATAGGTATGCTCAACAACACGGGAAAATATAAACTCATTACGTATTCCCTTATTTTATGTAGTTTTCCCATAATCATATGCGACGGAATTTTAGGAAATTACATATGCAATGTGTACAAGTTTACTTGGTGAGGCTTCCGGATATTTCTTTTTCAGATAGTCATAGCATTCTCTGATAATGTTCTCTGCCTCTTTAGGGTTGTGCCCCGACTTTGCGGCCGCAGCCACGAGTTTTTCAACTGTAGGGAAACCGCTTTTCTTTTCCTTCGGCTTTTCCTCCTTCGCGGTCTCCTTTGTCTTGATTCCCTGGCGTCGTACCCATCCGTTAGCGGTCTTCACATATTCTTTCCCTCCCCAGCTTTTTACGGTTCCGATAGGTTCACCCTTCCGTGCCTTCTCTATATCGTCAGATACGCACATTCCGGCTATGCCCTTGAAAATGTTTAGAGGTGTTTCCTTGTATCGCAGCATGTCCCGGTTCTCGGACATTGATTTGAAAATTCCTTCCTTTCCCGGTATCACTTCCACCTGTGAGGGTCTTATGAACATGGGTTCTTCCTCGTAGATGTCATTCAGCACCTTAACCGTTTCCAGTGATTTCCAGTCCGCAGCCGCACATGCTTTCTCGAACTCGTCCATTTCGTTGTTTTCCGATTTGTTCAAAACATCAGTAGCAAAAGCCGCTACCTGCTTTGCGGTGAACGCTTCGTAGTCGTTGTCAATGAGAAATTGTTCAAATTGTGCACGTCCGAACACTTTCTCTTCTTTTTTATTATTATCCATGAATAATGCCTTTTTAAGTTATAACGAAATTGCAATTACAACGGTAAAAATAGGCATTATCAGTCAAATAACCAAACTTTTAACTTGAATATTTATCCAATACCGGGTATTTGTACTTCGCGCGGATAGGATTGTCTTTTATGTATTTCCGTCTTCTGTTGGCAATCCGTTTCCTGGCTCTTTCGGCTTTCTCCAAAGCCTTCTCTATCTGTTCGCGTCGCTTCTCGTCGCGTTCTTTCCGGTCGCGTATCATCTGTTCTGCGTACAGTTCTACGTCTTCGCTTTCATAGTCACTGTATATGTAGCTGCTTACCGTTTCCATACTCTAATACACTTCAAATTCGTTAGGGTCATAACCCTCATATTCCGGTGCCTCATGGCAACGATATTTGTTCCATCTATATTCTTTTTCTTCATATTCTTCTAAATCGTCTGCATCATTATCAAAATCTTCTTCCTCGTATTTTTCTGTATAATTATTCTCTTCTTCATAATCCTCGTCCTCCTCTTCATATTCCTCTTTTTCTTCAATGGCAGTATAGGTTTTCTTCTTCTTGAATCCCATCAAAACGCTATACTGCACTCCTACATTTGCATCAAAATCCTGCTTGCTTATACGTGTATATTCAGAACAAAAAATGCCTTCCTTTTTTTTCTTTTCCCGTTCTTGTTCTTCTCTTTCATCCTGCCTATCCCAAACAACATCCCTAAGCGTATCTATAACCTTTCTTCTGCCATCTATAACACTTTCATATAAGCTATTAAACTCTTTAAGTAAAATATCTTTCCATTCCCTTCTATCTGGTAATTCTATCCTATAGGAATGTGAATAATGAACGCGTCTAACCTTCTCTACTGGAGTATCTTTAAAACTTACTTCTCTGCCAAACAACACTTTAAGCTTCTTAATTGTATTCTTTACGGTGCCTATACTGCACTTTAGATTAAAGGCTATTGTTGCCTTCTTTTCATAAAAAACCGGGTCGCAATCCTGCCATTTATAGCGATTTATCCTTAAAAACTTCTCATCGTCAAAAGTCATTCCGTGTTCTCTAAAATCTTCCAATTCTTCATCCGTAACCTGGCTTTCTCTCTTTTCGTATTCAAAACAACCTTTTCTTTTGCTGATGTAATCTAAAACCTTCTGATTGAATTCAGTCCAAACAATCTTCTTATTTTTAGCGGCAATCTTAAAATATTCGGGTATTCTTACAATCTCTTTAAAATCAATCTTCTTAATAATCTTACAATAACTTCTATCCTTGAAATCTATATAATCGTTCAGTCTTAAAAATGTAATGCTTTTACGTACTTTCTGTCTATCAAGACCTGTATATACAGAAACAGCCTTAACCATTTCATTAGTGCTCAAATCCGGATAAATGAATGAGTAATAAGGGTCTCTATTGAATTTATGCTCATTCAGATTCTCTACACGCGTAAACTGTGTCAGCACTTTTGAAATTGCTTCCAAAACTAATATGTATTCGTTCTTAATTTTTGAAGCTTTGCGCTTCTGTGTATCTTTTTTCATTTTCATAAATGCGTTTCTTCTACAAAATTTTCAATTTTTACAAATATCTTGCTCAAGGATATTTTTACTTCTTCAATCACCTGCTTACAAAACAAAAAGAAAAGGGGAAAATTTAAAAGAGGTGTTTGAAGAAGCGCATCTATGATAACCCCTTTTCTTTTGCGGTTCCCAACTCTTTTCAGAACTGAGCCGCCATTTGTTTAAGCACTGCAAACATAGGGATAAATTTTCAATCCACAAAATTTTTTCGAGAAAATTTTTGCCGGACCGCGCTTTTTCCAAAATTCCCTTCACTTTTCATCCCCCTTATAGGCTTTCTTCTTCGTTTTCGTCCTCCCTTCCCCTCCTTTCCTGTCCTTTGCCTTGCCTCCCTTCCCCCTACGCGCACACACACATGCACACGCATGTGCGCCCATACGCGCACATGATGCGCGCGCTCGCCTACGCTCGCACGCGCACGCGCGTTATATATCACCCAATATCATATACTCCTATTATACAACAAAAGATAGAAAAGAAAAATATTTTTTCATAGATATATTTGCGGTCAAAGTTAACAAAACGCATTGTAAATCAGACAGTTACAAATAATAATAAATATTGACAATATTACCGTTATAAATTCCTACTTTTACCAAGTGTTTAACCCTAAAATTTTAGTAACATGAAGGTAATTTATGAATCGAAAATTGCGAAAATTATCATTCCGAACTTTTCCGCAATCCTAATTTTTTGCTGGCTGTTATGCAAGAAAATGAAAGAGTATTACGACGAAGAATTCCTAAAACATGAAGAAACCCACTCCTACCAGTGGAAATCATTAATGATACCGGGAACCGTGCTTTTTAGCGGTCTTGCAGGCGTTTTCTCGTGCCCCTGGCTACTTCTCCTAATCCCGTTTACATTCTATCTGTACTACGTCCTGGAATGGCTTGTACGTGTAATAGGAGCCTTAATCAAATATCACCCGGGTTTCAGTGGCGGTTTCAAGAAATGGATTAAGAGAATCCAGGCTATAAACCATGACTGCTACCATGCAATCGTGTTTGAACAAGAAGCGAATGCAGTAGAAAAAGGACTGGTAGATTATGGTTTTTTGTCATTCTTCAAGTATTATTAACTCGGTTGTCAAGATTTAGAAAAAGAAAAGGGACGTTTCACAACGTCCCAGTCTGTCGGGTTTCGCTAAACCCATGTTCTCATACTACAAAACAAAATTGAATAATTATACAAATTGAGTGAATATTTATGTAATAACTTTCTTTATGGAAACCGCGTTCTGCTTGATATTCCCGATTTTCCGAAGAACCTCATTAGTGGAAATATCCCTATAGGAGAGAAGGATTTCCGAAAGTTCGGCAATCTTATCTACAATCACATTCATTTCCTGTAACCGTTTCCATTTGACGGAAACAGAAAAATGACTTTTAATGAACTCGTCCCGGGCTGCCCTCGCTTCTTCCACGGTATGGAAATAACCGATATTGTACTTCTTCTTTTCAACCTCTATTATGACCCGGTACGGCTTGTTTTTAGACCGTTTGTCATAATAATAGATATATCTGTTACTCCTCGGTTTCATTCTTTGAATCCTCCTTCTTTTCGGGAACCGGAATAGTCCCCAGGCAGTGAACAAAGATGGCTGTAATAATCGGAGAAATGATAAGTGCCAGAAGCATCCACACTCCGAAACTTCTGTTCATCCTTTCTGCTGTAGAACCTACCTCGGCACTCAGCATGAGATGAACGATAAAAATAATGATAGTCAAAAATACGATACTTGCATTCATAATTTAATCCTCCCTTTATTTAAGTTCATTAATGATTTTCATTGCTTGTTCTCTCAGAACCTCGTTATCCTTTTCTTCTCCCATCTCCTTACTGATTAGGGAAAACGTGCCGTCCAGGTTCTTCTTGTAGACGGCAATCATGCTCATGCTTTCGTCCTTTGCCGGGTCATACACGACCCGGTAGTTTCCTTTGCTTAATGTTCTCATGTTCTTGTAAAATATTTTTATTGTGATTAAAACGGTCTTGTGTACATCCCGGTTACACTCTCGAAAATAGGTACCAGTTGGTCGAAATAGATGCCATTATAGGAAACGATTTCTTTCTTGCTTACTTGGAATGTCTTTTTGTTAAACGTCTGTCTCTCAAAGAGTACATTATAGAGGTCTAAACCTTCGTCATAAGTAATTTTAAGTCTGTTTGCACTGCTGGCATTGCGTGCCAGGGAAATGTATTGTTCGAGATTACCGTTTTCATCTTCTGCATATCCGGTGAACTTACTTCCGGTCGCTACTACGAATTTGTGTCCTCCAAGTTGTTCATAAAGAGACAACATAATTTCCTTGATTTGTTCCTTGCTGTGTACCATGATTTTCAAAATTTTATTTATTCAACTTGATTCCGTTAAATACGGAATTGTATTTTGTTTCGATAAATGCCGTATGTCCTTCATATTTACCATTTATATTTATTTCCAGATAGCAATACCGCAATCCATCATTTCCAGTGAATTCCTTATATTCCAGTTCATAAGGTTTCAAACCTTCCTTGATTCTTTTGGACTGGTTCTTATCCAACCATTTCCTTGAATTCATAGCGTTGTTCCATTCTGCTAATTCCTTCTCGTATTCCCATTGTGTTTCATTTGAAAAATAGATGGTTTTATTTAGAAGCTTCTTTACGCAAGTAAGACCTACAACATATTCCTTGTTATCCATTTCTCCTTTGATTATTGCAAAATTGAATATCGTGCGTCCGCAATCTGAACAACTGTAGGCTATCCCGTTTTCAACTCCTTGCATACACATGCTGATAAGCTTGTATTCTTGTTTTGGTAAATTCCCTTTTTTCATGATTTTGTTTCTTTTATCTGTTTGACCTAATTAGCTGTCTCCTTTAAGAAGACATTGCAAATATAAAACCTTATTTAGACATACGCAAGTGCGTATGTCATTTTAACATATAATTAACATATAACCACAAAGAAAACACCCGGAAACATTCTTTCACGAAGAGCGTAACCGGGTGTCAGTCAAACAAATATTTAATTAGAGAAAGAAAATTCTAAACAATGTCCGGCTGGAAATAAGCCGGAAAATCCCAATCCTTGATAAGCTCCTTAAGCTCCTTCCAGGGAATGAAAATGGTGTGAGATTCGACAGCCACCTTCTTGTTTCCAGTCCAATAAATAGAATAGAATACCGGATTCTTGGACTGCACTATACTTTCTGTCGTCCGTCCTTCCATGTCCTCGATAAGCTTGCTATATCCGAAATAACTGATGTTCTTACCAAGAACCAGACAGACAATATCCCCCGATTTGCACTTTAGAGCGCGCGCTATAGCCGTTTTGTCCTCGACGCTTATACTGTCATTGTCACGAAGTAAAACAAGCTTGTTGGAGCTGCAAAGCCAGTCTATATATGCACTTCCCCCGTCGTATGTAAATTCGTTTTTCTTACTCATTATATCAAGTCTTTATAATCGTCTTCCATCCTTTTTATTTCGCTCGTCAATTCCTGGCTTAAATGGAATAGGAATTGTTTCTGATTGTCCTCCATCTCGTCCTCATTACAGCTCATCTTCCTGGAAAGCTGGTCCAGATACCGGATGAACCGCTTTCTTTGGATAAGGTCTATATAGGAGACCGTATAAAGAAGAACATTCATTCTTTTCTGAATTCCCGTAACCGCCCCTATGCACCACAAAAGGAGAGTGATAAGGACTACCGTAAGAACAATCAAACACACAAAAATCGCTGTTATCATAGCTGCAAATATATGAAAATAAAACAAATAATTAATACTAAAGAACGTTCAAATTTTCGCCCTTGTCAATATATACGGGTCTCGAAACCAGGGAACACGGAGAAATGACAACATATTTGCCCGGACGGACCTTCCGCAATGTCATTCCCCGGTATTCGGCAATCTGTCCGACCCAGATGTAGCATTCTTTCTTAATCATCAAGAACCGATTTAACCGCAAACAACTTGGTATCCGCTTCTGCCTTGGTCTGGAAATAGTTAAGGTTTTTGTACCGTAAATTGTCCGATTCGCTTTTTGCCTCTGTAGTCTTACATATCATAAAGTGATTCCAGTCGATATAGTAATAGGAATTGCTGATTTTGGCACGCCAGCGAAGCTTTTTAAAGCATTTTTCTTTCTCGTCATAGTATAGGTTGTTTTCAGAAAGAACTTTGTACATACGTTCTTTTTCTTCTTCTGTAGAAAATCTGAAAGATGGGATAAAATCATAGTAAGAAAATGACATTCCAGTTTTAAGAAAATGTAATTCATTATTTCGTAAATAAACATGATAAAATGCTTTAGAAATATCTTCTTTACATTTGCGTTCTCTATATATCATTATCGTACCGTCTTCATGTGTCAGACAGTCACCGTCTTCCAGTTTTGTAAGAGTACAATCTTCATCATGAATAGACAAGAATTTCCCGTCTTTGTCGCATAAAACCTTTTTCATAATTGTAAAATATTTTTATTAGAAAACATAATTAATCAAATCAGAAAGCCAGGACAAGAATTGTATCATTCCGAAGAATAGGAAACAAAAGGCGATTGCCCCGGTTCCGTACCAGAAACGTACCCACCATTCACGATATTTAGTCTTTAATACCTTCTTGCCGAAACGTCCATTAAAGAAATTTATAAGCTGCTTTTTCATGATATATAAGTTTTTAGAATTCGACAAGGAGAAGAGGTTTACAGTTTTCCCTCTCTCTGACCCACATATAATCTCTTCCGAAACCGTAATCAAAAAGAGAATTGAACGTAACCGGATAATTCATAGAAATAAACTTCATTGCTTCTCTCAGTTCTTTTTCGTCATTACATTGAACTATTTTGTTAAGCATATTGACGTAAAGAGAAATTGCTACTGGTGAATGATTAACATTTAACGGGTTTTCTACGATTGCTTTCATGATTTGTATATTTTTATTTGTTCAACATTTCGAGTTGTCTTTGAAGGAGGTTAGCGCGGCTTTGCTCGTTGGCCGCAAACTCCATATTCCCGATAGACTTATAGAACTCCACATTTTCAAGTGCCTCGGCAAGTGCTTGTTGTTTCTTGGAAATCAGAGAGGAGATTTCGTTGTTATTACCTCTCTTCATTATCTCTTCCATTTCCGTACCTCTCACCTTGTAAAATTCTGCTTTCATAACCTTATTTCTTTTAATTTGTTTGACCTTGATTTCTTATCACATTGCAAATATAGGTACTTAATCAGACATAAGCAACTGCGTATGTCATTTTAACATAAGATTAACATATGCTTTCTTTCAGTGACATTATATTTTTCAAAAATAGGAGAAAATGGTATATGATTATTAGACAGTTAACCCTAACTCTGAAAATTACACTGTTTTTCGGTGTACAATAAAATAAGGAAAATGAAAAACCGGGAACCGGATAAAACACCCGAATTCCCGGCATCCCGAAAACAATCAAATCACCTCGTCACTGACCCAATCACCAGAATTCGCTATCTCGTTTTCATCCATCAAAGGATAGGGATAAACAACATCTTTCATAACTGCTTCACCTTCCGAAAGCATCATGATAGGAGGTACAAGCATGTTGTACGTCTCTTTATGTAGCAACGCTTTCGTACCGTCATTGTTCGTTCTCCTTGTCTTCCAGTCCTTATCGAACTGTTTCAGTTCTTCTATGGGTACAACTAACCACTTCATATTATTCAATTTTTACGTTTCAACCATTCTTCATTAAGTCTTTCCTTCTCGGTCTCTATTTCTTCTGGTGTCAAAGATTTATTATAGAGGGCAAAATAGTAAATTGCACAATTGGCAAACTCTATGCCGTTTCCTGAACAGCCTAAGAATAAAGAGTCTGTATCAGTAAGAGAACCAGAAGAAATAACTTTATCTCCATTATAAGAAGTCTTAGTCTGATATACAACGCCCGAAGAAGATAATTGTATGTTGGTATAATTACCAAAACTTAGTGTAAGTATTTGAGAAGTGGTTAGCCTTTCAAAATTAAACGCTCCACCTAATGTTTGATTAACCTTTCTCTTATTAGCTATGGCAGTATTACTTTTCCTTGATAAATCTATCCATTCTCTTTTGCATATAAGTGTATAATCGTCTAAAATAGGAAGTCCAGTACATATACCGTAATCATCCACTCCATCGAATACCAGCGCGCCTTCATAGGCAGATGGCAGTTGGGTAATGGTGATATTACAAGTACCAACTACAGATGCAGCAAACCCGGTATATTTCTTGTAGGATATTGGCAGGTTATTGATACCATTTTTAAGATAGGTGTATGTTCCGGTACCGTCTTCGGCATAAGTTACATACCTTAAGGTATTATCGTCTGTTATACCTTCTACTTTTACTTGGCATGAAGGTACTACAGCGTCTACAGATGTCTGTAAAAACTTTGCATCTGCCACCAATATTTCCGTCAAATGAATAATAGAATCAGAATTTGTGAAATTGGCTGCATTTATATTCTTTGTCCAAGAATTGAAATCTATCTCATACTTACCGAATCCGGAAGAAAGAGAATAAGTGAAGTTCTTGAGAGCCATCTCATTACCCTTAATTCCACGAATAGAAGAAGGCTTATCTGCATTAGACAGCCCGGACATAAACCATGCGTCCACCATAGCCTTATTGAAGGGTGGAATAGGAGGACCAGCCTTGCCAGCCTTCCTACCAAACAAAAGACTTGTACCGACCCCAATCATAACCCTATATTGAATTGTGCAGTAGTACCGTCAACAAATACTTTATCAATAAGATAAGGCATAGGAGAACCCATATAAGCGGAAACCTCGGTCTCGGAAATGGTATATGTATCTGGACCAGTCTCACCGATAAGGTGTACTTTGACAGTACCACCAGTCAACGGAATAATAAGAAACGCCCTTTTGTCATCGGGAACCAAGGTGTACTTTGACAGTACCACATCTTCGGCTGGTGTGCCGACCTCGAAAGCGCGTGAAATCGCTGTTATGCTCTCAACCCCTTGTTATTTGCTATGCTTACTTTAGTAGGATACATAATTATTTCAATTTAAATTTACAAATGATAAAAATACGAAATTTGCAAAATCGCGGCTACAGTATACTGTAGTATCGATTGCCCTATAAGGGAAAATACTTTCTGTATATAGTAAAATATATTTACGCATTAAATAGTGTCACCTTCTGCCCGTTGCATAGGTCCATAGTGTCCACATGCAGCCAGCCAACACCGTCTTCCAGTCTGATAGGATAAGGAAGCTTGTCGGAATCGTCCACAATGATTTTCCGTGCCGCTTCCGCTTCCATACCGGACACAGTAACGTCGAACCCTCGACCCAAGGCGTGCGCACTCATATACGGCTTTTCAAGCATCGTCTTTTCCTTGCATAGAACGCACACATTGCATCGTAAACCACGCTGGGAATAGTTGCCTCCGCTCTTCCAGTTATTGATAATGAAGGGCTTGCATAGGATTTCTTCCCTCAATACAAGGAGCGTTTCCAGTGCTTCAGTCGTGAAAAAGCTCCATATCTGCGATTCTGAATACTTGTTATACACGTGGGGGCATACAAGTTCGGGAAGCGTGAAATACCTTCCCAGTCTTCCAATAATCTCTTTTCTTTCCATAATGATACAAAATTTGAATAAAAATAGGGGTTGCAGCTATCTGAACCAGGCTTTCACCCCCAGCCATAACAGACTTGCAACCCCTACCGCTTTGTTAACCTTTAAATACAACTGCGATACAACCTTACCAGTTATCTATCACGTAGGCAAAGATAGTGTTTTTATCTCAAAAACGAGCTAAAGTTCAGAAAATAATCGCTCGCACTCCTCCAGTTCCTTTTCCATACTCTCTTTTATCATCGGGAAATAGGTTTTCGCCATATCCTCGTCAATATAGAAATAGGAGTTATAAGAGTTCGTTATTTGTATATTTCCCTCTATCTCAAACCTGGTAATATGCTCTAATTGGCTTTTCAAATATTCGATTTTATTGTATAGCCTATTTGCTTCTTTTAATTTCGACTTGTCCATAATTGCTTGATAATAAAGCCCCATTTCGGGGCTTTTGTGAAAATAATAAGTATACTGAAAGCGTTATTCTACAATTTCCGCATCACTTTCCGGCTCGTATTCCTTCTTTTCTTTTTCTTGGATAGGTGCGGCCTTCCATTGGTCTATGAAATGTTCAATTACACGACGTCCGTCAGTCACAACCTTTTCCAGTTTTTCGTCCGGTTCCAACAGTTCGTCTGCCATTGCTGCGGCTATATGTTTTGCCTTCATTACCTCTTCTACAAGGTTGCTCTCAATCAATTCACCCAGGCTTTTCTTTGTCAATAGGTTGAATGTCAGTCCTTCGATAATCTGCTTTCTCTTTGACATAGCCTGTAGCATAGCATTCATATGGGGTGCGAATTGTTCGGCTTTCATGTTCTCAAAGCTCTTGTCATCAAAGCCTTCAAACTTTTCTGCCGCCATGAATGCCACTTCATATTCTTTCGGTGTCATTACCACGCCTGCCTGCAAGCACTCTATGCAGAACAAAATGTACTTCACGTTGTTTCTCAAATCTTTTTCCATAATCGATTATATTTTAATATGATTGTTCCACGTTTTACAATGATACAAGAACCGTTCCAGGACTGTTCCCTGCGTCATATTGTCCGTCATATGCCTCTTCCCCTTCTTTGCAAATTAACAATTATAGGTTGACGGTTTATAATCATGTTGTAGGGGTCGGACATAACAACCCTTTTCCTTTATGCCATAGGGTCTGTCCCTTTCCGGTTCTTCTTATCATTGCTTTATACCTCTTTTGATACCCTATTACCATTGTAACAAATGTATAACGGGTTAATAATAAAAATATGGTCTGTAGGGTATCGTGGAGGGTATTTCTCTTTTTTATTTCTCCTTGTATATCCCGGTCACTGTCCCTTCTTCGTCCGTTATGAATAGGGTCTTGTGTTCCTTTGATTCGTACACTCTTTCTGACAATCTGGTTACCGGGTATGTGTTGCCGTTGCTGTCCTTGATGGTGTATATTATTTTGTTTCCTTTGTTGAAAGTGGGTTCTTTGAGCTGGTTTCCATTGTCTTTCATCATCTTATAGAAGTCACTGAAGAATTGTTCCACGTGGAACAATGGGCTTTTTGCTGTCTGTTCTCCTATCAATATAGCGGTGACTTGCTTTGATTTAGAGACTTTTAAATCCATTGAATCGCAAATATTGAATACTTTATCAACATCGTATTCTGTACAGCACACCAAAATACTGTTATCGTACTTTTTCTGGAATTCTTCCTTATCCATAACCTTTTTATTTTTAAGTTTTGTAAAATATCTATATTGGAAATCAAAAAGATAGGGGTTACTCCGATTTTCACCCCTTCTTTCCGTGCTCTTAATAATTCGCAACCTTTTGACGGGTATTGGCTATGAAAGTCTTGTTGTTCCCGGCAAGTTTTATCGGTCCGAGATTCTCCCAGTCACCGTTTGCCCAGGTTTTCGTTATGCAGGAATCTATATACTTGTCCATATTCTCCTTAATCAGTTTCTTTGCAGGTGCCAGGGAATGGAAGGTAAACATCGGGCTTGTCTTTTCGCATTCCACGTTATATTCCCACTTTTTCAATTCCTTGTTGAATCTGTCACCCTTGTACTTTATTGTTACGGGTTCACTGAAATATACTGTATAGGTCTTCATTTTTAGTGATTAATGATTATCTGTAATATTGTTCCCTTGCTGCCTTCGTTATCGCTTCTCCGTATTCTTCCGGGCTTGCCAAGTAGGGTATTTTGAAAAGTTCCGATACGAGTTCGAGCTTTTCCTGGTTTGTCATTCTCTTTGCTATGTCCTTTACGAGAGTTACTCCGTTCATGTCTATATATTCCTTGTATGCTTTATGGAGTTCTCCGCGTTCGTCCAAATCGTCTATTATTCTTCTTGTAGGGATGCAGCGCATTATCTCTCTGATATAGGTGTCGTCCCCGTTCTCCTCTATCTCCTTATAGATGGGGTCGAATGATTGATTGTCCATGAACTCCATCACCTTTTCTGCGATTTTCTTTCCTTCCGGTTTTACTTTAGGATTTGCCATAATCTTTTGTTTTTATTTGTTTGACATCTTGTTTCTTATCACAACGCAAATATAAGACCTTATTTAGACATAAGCAAGTGCTTATGTGCTTTTAACATATAATTAACATATAAAAGGATATAATAAAAGCCAGCTATTTATCACAAACTGCTGGCTGTCAATTAGATATTAACTACTAATACTCAAAAAATGAACATAAAGTTTTTCGTTTGATTTTAAATCTCGTAGTCCACATCCCATGTTATCGAATCCAAAGATACGAATTTATACCCGGTTTCCTCTTCCAGGACTGATTTTATTTTCTCTACTTCCTTGTCTGTAGGAGGAACCTGCATTATTTCCACATCCATAGGCACATGTACCTGTACCGTTGTGTCCTCGTCCATTCTCATTGTTGCGATTGCTACTATCATACTATTTATTATTATAGGATTAATTAATCGTTGTTTTCTTCCGGTATCGGTTCGTTCTGCATCCATTTCACATACAGTTTTTCCATGCACATGTCAATTTCTTTCAATGCCTGTTGTTCGGTCAGACCGTATTCTTTTGTAAGTCTTTCCATTACGCATTTCATTACTTCCTCAACATATATCTTTACCATAACTACTTGTTTTTTAATTGTTTATAAATAGGTACACTATCTGTCGCAGACCATGCACCGCATGAATTTTGAAAATCATAATCTAACTAAAAGTCAAAACAAAATGTAATTATTTCTTTCCGATTTCAACACCTTTCATCTGTCGTAGGCGGTTAAGAAGCCGTTCTCTTGTCTTTGATTTGGACGGTTCTTCAATTATTTCGGCCTCAACTACTTCGGGTATCATTTCTTCCACGAATTTTTTGTTTTCTTTCTCTATTTCTCCCCAGTCATAGGTTTTTATGAGCGCTCCAGGCAGCATCACTTTTTCGGAACCCAATACCGGGTTGCTTGCAAAGCCGTTGAAGTCCTTGTAATAGGAGGTACAAAGCTGGTGCATCAGTATTTCGGGTCTTATTCCCGATTTTGCGGCTACCATACCCACTATTAGACTGTTTACGGGAATGTCTCGCATTACGCGGCTTATGTTCTCTTCACCATGCAGGGTTGCGTTTATGTCTATTTTCCCGTCAACTGTAAGTTTAATTTCATTACCTTTTACTTCCTTCCGTGCGGCTTCCAACAAAGCGCGTATTTCCTTTAGGATATTGAGTGCACTTCCCACGTTTCCTTTGCTCCAGAACTCTTCATATTTGAGCTGCAAGTCTGTCATACAGTCATTTATGATTTCCAGTCTTCCGGCTTCCGTTGCCACCTTATAGCGGTCAGAACGCATCACGTACTTGCTTTGCCTTGCCTCTATGAGTGACTTGTGATTGTTGAAAAATTTTACCAAATCTTCTTCTCCCAGCGAATAACCTTCCTTTTTCCGGATAATCTTAATAATATCCTTGGGGTTGTGCATGGAGCCGAACAAGTCCAGTAACATAGGGGTGAGTTTGGCAAGTGCCTTTGCTTTGTCGTTATGCAAGTCGAAAGCATGGAAATACTCACTCTTTACCCTGTGGAACTTGGCAAGAAGGGGCAACATCACATTTGTACGAATTTCTGTAGCGTCGTTTATTGCTTCCTGGGATGCTCCGCGTTTCGCCATGATACCCTTTATGTTGACAAGCTTTAGGTCTATCACATAGGTATAACCTTCGTTCCCCTCATACTGCATAAAACGGTCCGGGTGTTCGTCAAGCTCCCTTCTTACCATCTCATAGGCTACATATTTATCCTGCATGTAGGGAGATGCAATCAGCACGAAATCGGGCGCATCTTTTAGAATGTCCTCTTTAGTATATTCTATCTTTTTTGCCATATATAGAAGTTTTATCCACAAAGGTAGATTTTAATAGGGAAATACGCAATAGTTTATTCGCCAAATCAATACCATGTACACGAAACCAAAACTTCTTCCTTTTCCTGTTCAACGAATGAAAACTCCGGTTCCACATTTTCACTGATTGTTGATTCAAACCACAGCATTTCTTCCAGTTTTGCTGTCATATCCGGTTCTGCAAATTTTTCTTTGTCCTGCATAATACATTTCTATTTCGTTTTCTGCTAATGTAAGTTCCCACGGCTGTAACAACAAGTCCATTTTTATAACCTTGCATTGAGGCAGCCATACCCTGTCATTGTTGTACTTGACATTCTGCACCGCATGCACATCCACCTCTACCAAATAGCGGTTCTCCTTTCCAATAACAACGGGTTCAAAGTTGACGGCATAGCATGCCATCTTATGTACAAAATCCCCCTTATCCTTGTATTCAAGCACGAAATTGCAAATAAAACCGTCGTTGTTGTCGTTATAAGTCTTCGTAACCTTCTTTTGATAGAGGTAAGCGATTATTTTCTGTATCATATATCCCAATCTTTTAACGCCATTTCCAGGCATTGGCTTATGCTTAACTTCGGGTCTTCCTTTAAATATTCAAGTGCTGTAACAGCTACTTCCGGTTCAAGTCCGTATCTGCTTGCCTTTATCATGCACTCCAACCAATAGGTTCTTTCTTCTGTGTAGGTCATTATTTACCCTCCTTACATTTTTCTACAAGTTCCAAATTTTGAGGTATGAACGCGCGCTGTTCACCGTCTATCTTAAGGTGATAATAGCGGTTACTCTCCGTTCCGCATATACTTGCTACTTCCGTAATCTGTCCTATTAGCATCATGTTAGAGCAATGGAGTATCTTCACCTTGTCGCCTACTCCGAACTTTTTAGTTTTCATACTTCTTTTTCTACTTTATAGTTAAACGCTTCCAGGAATGCCTCTACTACCATTTTGTTAAGTATGGTTTCTTCCTGGTGTGTATAGATAGGGATAAGGTGATGCTTCCGGCACCACATATCCATCATCTTCGATTCCGCAAACTGCCACAGAAGCTTTTCATAGCTTTCTTCTGTGTGTACCTGGGTTTCTCCTTTGGAGTTGGTTATTCTTATCATAGTATTATAATTGTTTAGCTTCTTTTCTTATCGCAATGCAAAAATAAGATTATGTTATGACATACGCAACTGCTTATGTAGTTTTAACACTGTTTTAACATATCAGTCCTTTTCCACATATTCGATTATAGGAGTTTCCTCTACCTTCGTCAGTCTGCATTCACCCACAAGGTCTTGCATGTATTCCAACGCTTTAGTAGAGGCTTTTATAAAGTCCTCATGCTGTTGCAATATAACCAGCTTGTATTGTTTCAGCTTTCCAGAAAAGGTTGCCTCACTGTATACGCCCGTGCATTTGTACCATCGTCCCCCGTGCTTTTCGTTACGCTGCACCGAATCTATAATCACCTCCTTAATAGGAGATATGGCAAAGTCCGCATCTATGTTAAACATCCCGTATTCGGTTGCCATTGTTTCGGCATCCATGTAATTTTCTGCCTGTACCGCTATGACATCGACAAACTTTTTATAAGCGCCATTTGTCGAATTCGGGTCCGGTGCCATATAGGTAAACGTGCACTCGAATATCATTCTTTTTCCTCCTCTTCCTGTTTGGGACAAAGCACGCATATAGGCACAGCCGGATATTGGCATACAAGCGGAATACAAGCCGTTTCCGCGTTCTTGTTCTTTCCTCTTATCCTTCTTACCAAATCATCGAATTCTTCCTTCTCCACGAAAAGATATAGAGGATGAACCTTGTAATCCTTATCCTTCTGTATCATTATTTTCTGCTGCTCCATGTGGATGTTCAGCATTTCTTGTGTAGGCAGGCATTCTTCCAATCCTGTTACCTTGTTTGCGCATATAAGCGATACACTCTTTCCCGGTTCAAGTACGGGAATATACATTTTCGGTTTTTTCATAATTTCATATATTTACCTTTGTCAATTCTTTTTACTTCTCCTTTACTCATTTTCTTTAATAGGAAGTGGTCTATCCCACTTCTTACGGAACCGGGGTGAAAATCCTTTATCTTTGTAATAAATTCAATCCGGCAAAATTCAGTGCCCGGTTTCATCCGCTTAAATTCACGGTCTATTTCCGTATATACGGTCTTCTTTGGTTCGTCGTTAAACATTGCAATATACAAGCTCCTTTCTTGCTCTGGTTATAGCCACAAATAATAAACATTTTTCATTATACAGCGCTTCTTCCGTGTTCGCATACTTGCTGGGTATCAAGTTTCTGTTTAGCAAGAAAACACGGTCTGCCTCCAGTCCTTTAGACTTGTGGATAGTGGATAACACGATACCTTCCGTATCATCCTTGTATATTTCCTTTATATTGTCTTCCAGCTTCTTCATGTCTCCCCAGTTCTTATAAAGCATTTTCAATATGGTACACTTTTCAAGAAGGGACACATAGGAGGGGTTATTCTTTGCCTGGATATCGGTAAGACCCCGCTCTTTCAGTTCAGAAATTTTCTTCTCGCACATCGCGTCCAGGTCTTCAATATATCTTATCTTATCCACAAGTGCTACGAGTGCATCTCCGTAATCCTTACCTTTGATTGTCGCTTTCTTTCCCATTTCAAGCAAATAGAGAAAAACCGTTGCCAAAGGCAAGTTATTCCGGCATAAAATAAAATCCCCGTTTTCCGCTTCGTCAAACTCTCCTTTTCTTACAATCCCGTCTATCGCATTAGGTGCAGCAACAATCCCGTTGTTAAAAACTTTTCGAGCTTCCTCTACTATATTCTTGCCGCATCTGTATGTAATGTCCAACGGTAATACTATGGTGTTTGGATAAGATTGCAAGGACTTGAAAACCTCTAAAGAACTCCCTTGGAAACCGTATATACATTGCCGGGAATCCCCGACAACTACAAATCGACCGCTTTTCTTTATATAACGTAAAGCAACCTCTTTTTGTAAGGTATTCGCATCTTGTTGCTCGTCCAAAGTAACAATATCATATTTAGGAAAGTCCTCACTATCAAGTAGTTGGTAAGGGAAATAAAGCATATCCGTAAAATCAATGTTAATTTCTTTTACTGAATTTATCTTCTTCATTTCCTTGTGCCAAGCATTTCTAATCTGTTCCATGTCCCCTACCATACGTTCCTGGAATTCGATATTCTTTTCAATGCAGATACCCGGTATTTCCTTTTCGTAATCCGTAATAAGATTGACCCTTATGTAATTCCATATTATCTGTATCTCGAATAGGTATCGAATCTGTTGCTTCACGTCCATATCCTTTGTTTCAAGAATTTTCTTCCCGATAACAAAGCATTTATTCTCGTTGATTTTCGGTTTTATACGGAAATTGGAAAGCAGTACGCGCAAACCTTTAGAGTGAAAGGTGTTGACGTCTATATGGGACGGCAAACGTTCCCTCAATTCTTCTGCAATGCTCTTGTTGAACGCCATAAACAGAACCTTTTTATTAGGCGGTGTCCGTCTGCAACACTCCACTATGCAAGTTGTCTTGCTACTTCCTGCCGTTGCTTCTATAGCAATGTTCTTTCGCGTATTTTCGTATGCGTCGAAAATGGCTAACTGTCTGTCACTCCATTTCATTTTGTAAAATAGGTTAGCTGGTTGATGTAATCGACCAATGATTTATAGTCCTTTTCGCGCTTCATATCCATTTTCTTCTTAATCACGCTCAGAACATCACCGAATTCTATATTATTGTAGAAAACGGTCCTGTTGTAGTCTATCTTATTCATTACCCATATGTCTACGTCCACATCCTCTATCTTTATACGATATAGAGGGCTTGTTTCCGGATATTCGGAAAGGGTGTCGCTTTTCATGTCCTTGTTTATCCTTGCCATTGTCTTTAAAACGCGTAATGAATCGTCGCTTATCCCTTCTATTTCTATATCGAGGTCGTGCGGCTCCACATTGAAACCATGTACATACATAGCCATGCTTCCACCCACAACCATACGTTTACACTGCAAACTGTTCCTTAATACGTTCAAAACTTTAAACAATTTGTTAACTTTCTCTTCTTTAGTAAAAACAAAATCCTCATTCATAATTCTATTACCTTATCAAGTTCGTAATTATCAAAATTCTTATAATCTGCCAGCATATCGGCTACATGGTTCCCGTATATTATAGGGTTGTTTACATCTTTTTCGTGTCCCCGTACTTTCATGAAACGCACGACCATCCGTCTACGCTCGCCCAGCTCTTGTTTTATCTTTTCTATAATATCCTTGTTTACTACTGGTCTTAATTCCGGGTCTGTCATACAGCTAACCGCATACTGGCTGTCGCTCCATATCGTAACCTTTAGAGGCACGTCCTTTTTCATGCTCTGCACGGCATGCAGTATAGCCCTTAATTCGCATCTGCTTATAGTGGTGTCGCTATACCCTTTGGAGATAAAGTATTCCTTTCCTTCTTCCTGGATATACACACCGCAACCGCCAAGACGTGACTTCCATTCACAACTGCCGTCGGTAAATATTGTTATTTCTTTTCTTTCCATTCTTTCAGTTTCTTTATCAGTGCAATATCCATTGAATCGTCACGGCTTACCTGTACGTCAATGCCCTTGTTGACTGCATCCGTTACCTTTATTTTTCCGTCCAATAATTCGCGTATCTGCGTGTCTATTGTGTCACTGGACAGCAAAAAATAGACGTTCATAGTCTGTGTCTGCCCCATACGGTCTATGCGCCCGGTTGCTTGCTCCAGTTCTGCCGGACGTTGCGGCAATTCGATAAACGCCATATTGTAACAATATTTCTGCAATCCGTCTATACCCGTGGATAATGATGCAATGTTGGCAAATAGGAAGGTCTTTTCTTTCTTCCATGTTTCAACTTTCCGCATCTTCTCTTCTGTGCTGTATTTCCCGGTCACTATCTCACTATTTTTGAACTCCTTTCCAAGCCTTTCCAGTATGTCGGTCGTGATACCAAATACTATCATTTTCTCGTCCTCGTTCGCCTCGCTCCACTCCTTCAAAAACTGGATAATAAACTTTATCTTTCCGTTTATAGACAGCTTTTTCAATCCGGACAACCTTACAAGCTGCTCCGCACGTATGGCACGCTCTGCTGCCTCTATGTCAATATTAGCCAGCCATTCGATAAAATCCTTTTCTGCCTTCCGATACTCCTTTTTATTGGTTATCGGCACGTTCACTGTCTGTTTGATTATAGGCGGTAATTCATCTACCACATCGCGCAATTCCTTCCGGAAATAACAGTAATGCTTTATTACCTTGTTCAGTTCCATCGTACAAGAAGCCCCGGTACACACAAGCCCAAACCGCGTTTTCTTTGCTGCACAATACCTATAGAGATAATATAACGAATCCGGAAATATCTCTTTGAACCTTCCAAGAATCCGCAATATGTTGATAAGCTCCTGGGGCCTGTTCATAATTGCCGTACCGCTTAATCCTATGGTTTTTTCCGCATTCTCCACAATTTTCTGCACACATTTAGAGCGTATAGACTTTGGGTTCTTACATAGGTGTATTTCATCGATTACCGCCAATCCCCATTTCTTGGTAAGGGAACGGCTATAACGAAGTTTTACTTCTTTCTTGCCTTCTTCTTTTGCACTTCTTTTAAAAAGATAGTCATAATTTATTACCGTAACATCCGCTTTCCAGTCCGTGTTGGTCTCGTCCTTTGAATCAATCACATGTACCGTTCTGTTAGGGTTGCACAGCTTCCATTCGTTGACCCAGCTTTGTTTCACCGTTGCCGGACAAACCACAATGCAGGGGAATAGATTAAGTAATTCTGCCAGCGCTATAGACTGCCTCGTTTTCCCTACACCCGGGCCGCAACCATTAAGGCAATTGCCGTGATTAACCATATAAGCTACCCCTTCTATCTGATAATCTCTTAGATGTAGCGGTAATCCCAAGTAATCAAACATTTCTTTCAACTCCTTTTCGTTTACAAGGGACTTGATTTCCTTTAGAGGTATTTCTATCTGTCTTTCCGGTTTTTCGTTCTTGAATCCGTTACCCTCCAAGAAATATTTTAACAATAGAGATTTTTCTAAAGAAGGCTCAAAATACCATTCTTTCAAAGCCGGGTTATATTTGGCTCCGAAATCACGTTTCATTTTATTTACAAAATTGGCGTTATAATTAAAGCCAATATAAACGTAGTCCTTATCTCTATACCAATATCTCATTACCAAAAGATTTACAAAAATAAGAGGCTTATTTTCTCAAACCAGCCTCTCCCACTATGTCAAACAAACAAAAGAAACTCAATCAAACATTGAATTTTTCCTTAAATTCCTCAAACGTGAAAACGGGTATTCCGTATTGTTCCGCTTTCTTTTCCTTGATGGTTCCCAATCCTTTTTCCTTCACCACCAGGCATGTTGTTTTCTTGCTTACAGAAGAACCTATCTTATGCCCCATGTCCGTTAATTTCTTTTCCGTATCGGGTGAACGGAATCCGGTAAATACGACCGTCATTTGTCCTTCAAAAGTCTTTTCTTCCAGACCGTAATAAGTTATAGGAATGTGTGCGGAATCATCGTCATTTACCCACCAATCTTCAATACCTAAAACAAATGCTAAAGCTGTATTAAATCCGACACCTTCAACTTTGTCTTCAATGTCAGCCGCCCAACTTTCATCACATTCTTTTGCAAAATCGGCTACATCTTTACAAGTATATAACTTTAATCCGTCAAGAATTTTTTGGCATGTCTTTTCGGCTATTACACCCCCAAATTTATTATAGGCTGTCAATAATTTTGCAAAGTTCGTACCTTTCTTTTTTAAGTTTTCAAACTGTCTTGACAGTACCTTTGCACCTACATTTCCTATGCCTTCAATCTTCTTAAGGTCTTCCTCTGATAATAGAAGAATGCTATCCGGTGTCTTGTAGCCAGCGTTAAACAGTTTCTTTATTGTCGGTTCTCCGAACTCTTCAAAACCTAAAGTGTTGAAAAAATATACACATTTGGCAAGCATTACACCGTCACAATTTTTGTTGAAACAAATCAAGTCCACATTGTTTCTGTCCATCTCCAAAGGTTTCCCACAAACGGGACACTTGTCGGGCAAACAACTTTTTAAAGTAGGCCAAGACACGGTAAATATATGTTTCGGTATCACATCACCGGAACGGCAAATAATGACACGTGAACCTGGCATAATAAAATTATCCTTTACATAACGGGCATTATATGCTGTACATTTGGAAACCGTAGCTCCGCACAATTCAACGGGTGTAATGTCAATTACCGGGGATAATCTACCGTCCTTGGAAATCTGCCATCTTACATTTTCTACCTCTGTTTCCTCTCTTTCCGACCAATCGGGGTTTTTATAGGCAATTGCATAACGTGGGTTGCCGTTCGGCAATCTTCCAAGCTCTTTTCTTATTTTTGCGCTATCCACGTCTATAACAAGACCATCGCATTTGTAATCATTTGTTATACCCTTGAAAATATTGTCCATATATTCATTAAACATCTTTTCGCTATGAATGACTGATTCTACGAACGTTTCGACATAGCGGACTTTTACGGAAGAATTGTCATTCATAAAGGCAATCATACTTGCCTTGTTCCAATCCTCATTGGAATATCCATACCTTATATACTGCACGTCCCTCATATTTGGAGATACAGTAGGAGAATTGACAAGACCAGCTACCGCATTTCTCGCGGACTTGTAATTTGTCCGCTTCTTTAATGTCAAGAAAGTGGAATTACGGAAAATGGCTTCTCCGAAAGTATAATATCCTTCTGTCCTTTTCACGTCCTTAAATCCGTGGTTAATCATCTGTTCAAAATGAGAAGTACAATTCTGTCCTACCTCGCCATTTCCGCGCGTCCATGCCTTCTTGTTGTACTCGTCCACACATAAGGAAATACCGTCAAATTTAGGAGTGATAATCAGTCGGTCTTCATTTTTCAGTCCACATGACTTTACCCACCTTACAATCTCATCATAAGTTTTTACCTTTTCCAGGCTATACATGGGGATAGGAAGGGTTTCTTTTCTTCCCGAAACCTCGTCATTGACCCCTTTCTTGAACCAATCCGCATTAGGGCTGATTTTATGCAGTTGTTCTACAAGCGCGTCAAATTCCGCATCCGTTATTTCCGGTTCACCTCTACGATAGGCATTGTTATATTCTTTTATTTTACCCTCCAATACTTTAGGGTCTAAATTAGACTTAACCATATTATTATAATTTTGAAAGTTCTGCACGTAATTTCTCTATATCATCACATTTGTTCCCCTTAACATCTTCTTTAGGAATTTTCATAAAAATAGCATATGCTTCTGGGAAATTATCTTTCAATTGTTTTATTGTATTGATGTCTTCGAGTGCGCATTTTGTCCGGTTTTTGATATTAGACGCTTTCCTGTCTAACTCAATCATTCTATTGACAAAAAGGTTTACTTCTGTTGAATTTTTCAATTCTTTATACTTTGCATCAGTTATAAGCGAATATACAAAATAATTAACTTCAACATAATCCACTATATTATATATTCGTTCGCGTGTAAAACTTGACAGAAAAATACATTCTCTGGTTTTTACTACATTAGGGTATTTATCCATAATTTCAATAACATCTTTTGGTAGATTTTTCTTGAAAAATTCGTCAGCAAATTTACCAAAATCTTCAAATTCTTTTCTTGACTGCTCTATAATAGGCTTGATTATACTTTTTGCAATCCTATCTTTTTCGCTAATTGTTAATCTTTCGCTTGCCATATCAAAATTCGTTTTTCTTGTTAGCAATAAAGTAAATGTAATCGTCATTTCCGAACTTAAAATCCTTTCTTGGTCTTCCTTGCAACCGGGTATCTATTCCTACGGGATTCATTTCGGATAACTGGAAAGTAAGATGTTTGACATCCTCTGTTATATCCACCGCTCCGCGCGCCTCGTTAAACGGGTTATCCCTTGTCTTTGTGGCAAAATTTTCCACCATAAAAACTTTATAGGTTCCCAAAAAGTTTACCGTTATGAACTTGTAGCCCGTGAGAGCTACAAGTGTCCATATATTTTCTATTAATTCGTTCATTATCCAAATTTTTTAAAGTCATTCACATAAACCAAATAGTCTTTCTCGTAAAACTTCCATCCGTCATACAACCTATCGAGATAATTTTTAATCATCCTCATGCAAGCGGCTTTCATATAGTTCTTTTTCTTATTTCTTTCGAGAAAGGCGTTCAATTCTTCGTAATTGTAACCGCCTTCTTCATTAAACAACTTTGAATCATCGTTGCTAAAATTTCTGATTTCGTTTATCTTCTCGTAAATGCTATTCTTAAGTTCTTCAAGTGATTTCATAACCTTATCTTTTTTGTTGTTTGACTTCTTATCTCTTAATCTCACATTGCAAAGATAAGATTATGTTATGAGATACGCAACTGCTTATGTCCTTTTAACATATAATTAACATATCACCCACCGAAAAAGTCCTTAGTCATTTTATCCCTTTTAGCCTTTATAACCTCGCTAATACCGTCTTTTTCAAGTCCTTTCTTGTATCTGTCTTTGAGGATAGAGGCTTTGTTTTCGTTGGACTGGGAACCGAAAGAAGCGAACGCCACGTTTATATCACCTTCACTTTCCGGCAATTCCTCGCGGTATCCCATCTGTTTTCCGCACACCTTGCAGTAAGGTATATTAATAGGTACGGTTCCCTTATCAGTATATTTGAACATCGGGCGTGTCTCTATAATTTCCTTCCCGAATTCCGTACATTCCTTGTTTTCACATTTCCAGTATATCATCTTTCTTTGTTTTTAACTGGCAATCCTTCCAATACCAAGGTTACACAATCTTCAAAGCTCATAACTTTTGCACCGTCTTCTTTCCATCTGTTGATATCTTCCTCCTCTTCTTCCGGTGTCGGTCTGAATATCTTCCGGCACAATTCCCTTTGATACTCTTCGTTCTTTTCCTTATCATCACCATACATTCGGCATTCTCCCAATGTATTATAATAATCTTCTTCTGTCATTCCTGCCTTAAAACAAGCAACCTTTATTGCTACATTAGGCGTTATAAAACTTTTTCTTATATATTCTTCCATACCATTGTTATTTAAAATGTCTACGTCCATATTCAGCCATCAACAAAGAATCAGCAAAGTTATCGTCGTCCTTTAGGCTCCTGCTGGAGCGTTTTAAACTCACGTCCGGGAAAATACGGTGTGCAGCCACGATACTCATTTTCTTCACGTCCTTTACCGTTTTGGTTCCGTCATTTTTTGTTACCATCTTTATACCCTTATGCATGTCCGACTGCCATTTTTTAGGCGGTATCTTTGTGTAGGGTAATCCAGCAATCGCACAGAAAAATTCCGGCACGCACGAATTATAACCGAACGTAAACGTTCCTTTTGCCGAAGAACCGTATAATGCGTGTACATCCTCTATTACAACATGCCGGACTTCATACCCTTCGACAAAAGCAAGAAGTCTGTTTGCTGTTTCTATCATGTCCACCACCTTAATATCCCTAAAGATGGGTTCAGCCTTGACAAAGGTTCCATCTTCTGCAATCATTGATACGAACCCCTTTGTTCCGGGGTCAAATCCCATAAATACTTTCATGTTACACCTCCAGTCTTGATATTCCATTTTCTTTAATTACTTTCAATTGTTTTATCTCGTCATTAAGCTTTGGTACATGCGTAACAATCAATATTGATTGTTTCAAAAACTCCGTAGAAGCTATTATATTCTCTATACCCAGGGAATCGCTGCTTTCCAGCACTTCATCCAACAGTAAAAAATCCATACCTCCGTACTGTTTTGTCGCGTTAATCATACTTTGTATAGCAATGATAAGAGCCACTTCCACACGTGCCTGTTCACCGCCCGAATAAAAGAAAAAGCTTTCCATTTCATCACGGAAAACATAGGGTGTTATCTCCTCTTTCAATGTTCCGTTCGCGTTCCGTTTGAAACCTTCAATCATCAGACGCAAATCGCTTTTCATTTTCTTTAGTACATCATTGGCCGCGCTTTGGATATTCTTTATCTGCTCCATTGCCAGATACATCTTAAAGTCTTTAAAACGGCTATCCCATTGCTGTACTTTGAAAATCTCGTTTTTCTTGTCAAGAATTTTTTTGTTGCCTTCCTCTATGTCCTTGGAAAGTTTTTCTACCGCCTTTTCCTGGTCTTTGATAGAGGGTCTTTCCGCTTTCTGCTTTTTCAATTCCTCTATATACCCAGTCTTGGAATCAATGAGAGAACGGTTTGTCTCAACTTCTGAACGCATCTTTACAATGGAGTTTTCATATCCCTTTTTCTCGCGTTCAAGCTCCCTTATACGGTCTTCCACCTCCATCATCTTATCAACCACCTTTCCACGACGGACACGCAGTTTACGTTCTTCCTCTTCCGTTTCTTTTCTTACATCCTGGTATTGGGAGATAAGGTCTTCCAGTTCGTTTATAGAGGTCTCATATTCGTTTTTCTTTACTGTATTCTTATCAATGGCTGTTTTATAAGCCTCTTTGTCAGCCTCCAGTTCTTCAAAATCCTTGTCAGCATCCATAAAAAACTTATGATTGCAGTTAGGGCACACAATGACGCCAGAAAGCAATACTTCGACCTTCTGTAATTTCTTCTCATAATCAGCTAATTTCAATGCGTAATCTTTACGCCTTTCTTCCTTGTTCGACTTGTCTTTCTTCAATCCGGCTATTTCCGTGTCTATCTCCTTATAAGTGTCCTTGTAAACATCCATATCGAAGTTTTCAAGCTCCTTGTTTACTTCTTCTTTCAGTTTTACAAGTCCTTCAATATCCTTGTCTACACCTTCGATATCCTTTTCCGCTTTGGGAATACGCGTCCTTACAAGGTCTTCAATAAGAATTTGTAAAGAATATATTTCTGACTGAATCTCACCTATAATACCCTTTTTCTTTTCTTCCGGGTCTTCGCTTAACACTTGCTGTATCTGTTCCTCATAGGCTTGTTTCTTGCCTTCCGCAACATTTTTCAAGCATTCTTCTTTGTGCAATTCTTGTTCCAATATTCCGACTTTTTCGGAAATCACGCCTTTTGTCTTGTCAATATTGGAGAAATTGACAAAGCGACTTATCAAGGCAAGTTTCTCCGTATTGGACGAACGAAAAAAAGACGAATAATTACCCTTGGTTACGATATAATAGGACTTGGCATCTTCCGGTGTAATCTCAATCCAGTTAATCACGTATTTATTCGCATCCAGTACAGTGGCTACCGTTACGGGTGTCTCCACATCATCTTTCTTTAGGGTCAGCGATACTTTGGAAGAACTTTTCAATGGAATTGTACGCTCAATTATCAGCGTTTCTTTCCGTTTTTGACAAAATATTTCAACTTTAGTATAGGCTTCTTTCATGCCTTTACGTATCAGTTTCTTGTCTTCCTTTCCTCTTAGATTAACTCCGTATATCGCATAGAACAAACCTTGTGACAACCCAGTCTTCCCAGAACCATTAGAAAGCTGGTCTTCCTCCGTCCGGTTCTCTCCAGTCACTCCTAAAGTTTCTTTCGTGAAGGTGTAGTCAAGTTCTTCAAATGACAAAAAATTTCTTAATATCAATCTTTCGGGGTACATAACGTCTCTGTCAATTTATTTTTAATTTCATTAAACAAATCCTTATCCGACAACGCTTTTTTAGCGTTATCCATTCCCTGTCCTAACCGGGTCTCGCCATAGTAAAACCAAGCACCCTTTTTAGAGCAAATACCCTCTCTTATGGACATATCTATAAGCTCTTGTACCGTATCGAATCCTACACCGTACTCTAACATTACTTGGCATACACGGAAAGGGGGTGCAATCTTATTCTTTACAACCTTTATTTGTGTCTTGTTGGCCGTTGCCACCCCATCGGTCTTTTCCGTACCTATACGGGCAAATTCGGCTCTTTGTGTAGCATAGAATTTAAGCGCTTCACCTCCTGGTGTGGTTGTCGTAGGACCGAATCCCATACCTCCGATTTTCTGCCTTGTCTGATTGATACATAGGAGAATGTTTCCGTTTTTCTTACATACATTTTTTAGGATACTTAGCTGCTGTGACATAAGGCGTGCAACAAGCGCTATCTTTGCATCTCCTGCCTCACCCTGCAAAACAGCTTCCGGCACCAATCCGGCAACCGAATCAAGCACTACCAATCCGATTTCCGGCACCTCCAGCATCTCACGCACGATTTCAAGCGCCTGTTCCGCACTATCCGGCTGTGACATTATCCACTTGTCGCGGCTTAAATCAACTCCAAGCGCTTTTGCATATTCCAGGTCAAGCGCTTGCTCTGTATCTACATATCCGACCGCTTTTCCAAGCGTTTTTTGTACGGATGCACTTAGATGTAATGCCGCAGAGCTTTTGCCGCTCGAAAATCCTCCGTATATTTCGTGTATTCTTCCAAGCGCAAAACCGCCTCCCAATATTTCATCTAATGCCATGCTGCCAGAAGACACAGTGTCTACCTTTATATCGTTGCCTACTACCGCTTCCTTTCCGAAGCGCTTTTCTATTCTTCCAAATAATTCTTCCAATCCCATTATAATACCTCCTTTAAAATTTCCATTCCTTCATTATAGGAGTAATCATTTTGTTTACAAAATTCCTTAAATTTGTCTGCAATATCAGAACCGGACAAAGCTTTGATTTCTTCTGCTGTCTCCACCTCTTCTGTTTCCAGTTCTACGGACTTAACTTTGACATCCACACCAAGCTTTCTATACTCTTCCTTGTCAATGGAGGAAATTGCATCTTTCGTACCTACGAATTCCACGCGCACAAAATCTTCCTTGTTTTTCTTCTGAAAATCTTTTACAATCTTATCCGCTTGCTTGAAAGTCGTGTTTTCCAGGTTCACAGTAACCTTTCTGTATCGCTTCCCTGTTGACGGAATAAACGCGTATGTAAAATCATCATCCAATAACCAAAACCCCTTTTTATCGTCTTCTCCGAAATTGTTCTGTGTGATGCTTCCAAGGTGTACAATATTCTTTCCTATTTCCTGGAAATCGTGATAATGTCCGGAAAACACCATACCAAAGTTTTTAAACAAAGAGGGTTTTATATCACTTTCCACCTCGCTACCGTCATTGTTCCTACTTCCCTGGAACGCGATATGCGTAAAAAGTACATGTGTTTTATGATTCTTTTCCTTTAATACGTCCGACACCCCTTTTAGCCATATCGCATTGTCGAAAAACGGCATAAAATAGCATATTACACCGCCTATCTCGAAAGCGTCCAAGTCAGTTATCAACTTAAACCCTTTATGATATTTAAACGCATCAAGAAACGACCTGTCCGAACTATAATCGCTCTTATCGTGGTTCCCAGGAATGCAATATACCGTGTGTTCCATCCTCGCATACATGTCAAGAATAGAGGAAAAAGCATTCAAGACATCCTGTCTCTGTGATATACGGGAATCGAATATGTCACCTAACCACACATGATTGGTTATACCATTGTCTTCTGCTACATTCAATTCCTGCCTTTGCAATTCCGTTATTTCCTCGATATTAGATGGCTTCAAATGCCAATCAGTGCTTATTATTATCTTTCCTGTCATAACGCAGTCACCTTTAATGTATTATCAAGATTTTTCAAAACATTATCTTTCTCTACTTCCTTGTCAAAATAGAAGCTCTCCCAGACATTGGAAATCTTTAAAGCTATTCTGAACTTCTTGGTTGACTGTGAATAACCCTCGTCATTATATCTGCTGATAGAAGTAATCTTTATCCTTTTGTTATTTATCTGTACAAACATAGTTACCAAATTAAATACGTTCCACTTAAACCTATAAACACATCAAAATCTTTGTTGAATAATCCATATCCGGCACCTACCGACACACCTAAACCGAATCTTTTCTTTTTCTCCGGTTTGGTCCACATCGTAACATCACCTATTTTTCCGGGTAATCGAGACGTTATCTCCATACGGTTACTGTCTCCTACACGCTGGTTTGTCAATAAAAACTTATTGGTTATACTGAAGTTAATCTTATACTTTGCCAGGTGTGTAGCCCATACTTGCAAGTCATATCCTACTGTATCGGTTTCCTCTTTGAATGTATAGAGACTGTCCGTTTTCCTTAATTCGGAAATCTCTCTTTCCAATCCTTCATATTTGTATTTCCATTCAAATTCCACTGCCTCTACAAGTGCCTCCTTTTCCTTCAATCGATTGTACAATTCTTTGTTTTCTTTTTTCAATTTGGAAAAACTTTCAGAATTGTAAACCTTTGTGTATCGGTTTAAAGAATCGGTGTAAAATTCTACTTCATACAACAATCTTTCATTTTCCCCTGCTTTCTTGATAGATAGAAATAACAATACGAGTATTATTATCATACCCGCAATAAGAATTATTCTGTAAAGATTTTTCATAATAGTAGGTATAATGGAAGGGTATAATGTTACCCTTCCTTGTAATGATTTTTATTTTGAAGTCCTTGCCTTAAGGCTTCTCAGACGTGATGCAATGGAATTAGGAACACTTGCTGACACCTCCTGTTCATCCACTGCCGTATCTTCCGGTTCCGGGTCTCCTACTCCCGCTTCTTCATTTTCTGACTCTTCGTAATCCTCGAAAGGCAATTCCCCGCCTTCCTGGACAATATCGTACCATTTACGAAGTTCGGCTACCGTTAATTCTTCCGGCAATTCCTTATCTTCGTAATTCTCGGCAATGTAAGCGCGCAATTCTTTTTTAAGGTTGGTAAGTGTAGGATAAGTGCCCGTTTTCTTTTCCGGTTTCGGTTGTTCTTTCGGCTCTTCCGTTTTCACCTTCTTTGTTTCCGGGGCTTTTTTAGGTGATTTCCTTTCCTTGATTTCGTCTTCTTCTGGAACCAATTTGTCAAGCTCTTCGAGCTTATTCAAAAATGCATCATCCTGGAAAATACCGTATGAATGTTGCTCGTCGATTCTTTCCAATCCTTCCAACTGCATATCCCAGTCCTTACGTGAAAATATGTCTACATACATATCGTCCAAAGTAGGTAGTTCTTCCATAATACCAAATACCTCGTCAGATACACGGTTTTTTGCAAAGAAATCGTCCCAGCTTTGACGCTTATTTGCATCCGGCATTCCACAAGAAATGTCAAATCCCTTTTTCTTGTTTTCGTCTGTAGTAACATTGATAATCAACGGGTAACCTTCATCCGGGTCAGAAAATATGTCAAGATTAATTATTCCATCATCCGAACCTCCGGCACGTTCCATAGAGATATTCTTCATTTTCTTCCACCAATCCGGGCGCAAATCAAGACGATACACGTCATTTTCTGCCCATACATAAGCCACATAGTTAAGCATGGCTTTCATGCCCCATACCCACTGTTTCTGCTTGTTGCGGTAACCGCTGATGGGATAAAGGAATTTCGCACGCTCGTCCTTGTCCTGGATATCGTTTGCCAGGTTATACACATGACTGATATAAGTCAATACGGCATCCTCGCCATTCATCCGGTCGCTGTGAATATCAGATGTAAAAATATCTTTTTGTCTGATTTCCTTCTTTCCGGTGTCTTTCCCGTCCTTGTCATATACTGCACACTCAATAGGCAGTTTAACCGTCTTTCTCGGCATATAAGGTTTTCCGGTCAACGACGGCAATACACGCAATACATATCTTCCGTCTTCACTCAAATTAAAAAATGAAGCTCTACCGCCTTGTCCAAAATTACCGCCCATTGTTGCGGCTGCTTTTCCTACTGTTTCCTCAATTGATTCTACACTCGCTTTTTTGTACTTACTTCTGTCAAATCCCATAATACAAAATTTTTAAAATTAATAATTAGTCTTTATCACATTAAAAGTATTTATTTTCCCTTCAATAAGCTCTTTTTCAAAGTCTTGCGGTACAATCTTTGGCAATAAATTGTTAAGTTTCTTGTCCTTACTCTGGACTGCCCAAAATAGGGTATCTAACTTGTCCCGCTTCGATTCTATTTCAATAAGATTCATCAAATTTTTCTGATATTGTTCATTCAGTAATATAGCGTCTTCAAGACCTTTCTCGGTCAACTTGAATGATTCTCCGTCAATCGTTATTCTTCCTCCGTTGGTAGCTGCTTCCCTCCTTAATTTCTTTCTTAGATTAGCCGCAAACACGTCACAAAATAACTTTTCCTCTTTCGCTTTCTTTTCATATTCAACTTTCATCAGACCGACTTTATTAAGCAGTCCGGACACCGTTACCGCCTCGCCGTATAGGTTAGAGTAATTGATTGTAGTAACATCGTCCAGTTCTATTTCCTCGTCCTTGTCCGGTGATACCAAAACAACGGTCTTGGTACCGATTTCTACCAAAATTTTCATATCAAAATATCTTTACGTCAATACTGTAAACAATGAATTAACATTCGCCTGCAAAATATATTCTCCTCTGAACTTATCCCACACAATCACACCATTAACCAACAAAATATTCTTTTTACTACCCCTTAAAAACTCTCCGTATTCTTCAAACAATTCTGGGAAAATAGTTACGTTTATAAACTCATAATTGCTTTCCAAAACTATAGTAGCGAATATGCCCTTCTTGCTTTTCCTCTCTATTATTTCAATCACATAACCGCCTATCACGGCACGACGGGTTTTCTTGGAATTAATGTCCCAAAATTTTATCTGGGACACGTCCTGGAATTCCGTTTCGTCGTCTAATTTAGGCATATGGTATTCATTTACCAAATCATAATAATCAAAAAATGCAAAACCGGACGTTCTTTTTTGCTGTAACAGCCACCACCAGTTATTGCGTTCTTTACGTACTTTCATAATATTGGTAAGTAAATCCTTATCTTCCAATATCTTAACCCGTTTATTCTCACGGTACATCTCGATAAGGGACAAACGGTCTTTAGGTTCCTGGATATTCTCCAATTCGTCGAATGCGCCTGCAAATATCAAATTCTCAATGACCGATTTATTTACCGGACTACCCTTAATCACGCATCTATCTATAAACTCCTCCAAAGAGAAGAAAGGTCCGTTCTTCTTTTTCTCTTCCGATATGTATTCCTGTGCCCTTTCTCCACATTGTTTTACCGCATTGAATGCCCAATACATGCTGTTTGTTCGATAATCAGACACGATATTTATATCTGACTTGTTGATATCTACCGGATGTATCTTTATCTCACCGGACTGCTGTATTTCGTTTACATAATAGGGTATCTTTTCATCTTTCGCAAACGAGAATGTAGCACTCCAATACTCAATAGGATAATGTACCTTAAGCCATAGGCATATATAGGCGGTCATTGCATAACAAACAGCATGGGATTTATTGAATCCATATTTCCCAAATTCTTCCATTTGTTTCCAAAGGTTTTCTGCATATTCCTTTGTAACCCCTTTATCTTTATATTTACTTGCATATCCTTTTATAAACTCTTCTCCATATAACTTTAGCTTATCTAATTTCTTCTTTCCCATACATTTTCTAATGGAATCGGCTGTTTCCAAGTTAAAATCTGCTAATTTTTGACAAAATAACATAATTTGTTCTTGAAAGCAATTATGTACTACTAATCCTTCGCATGTAAAACTATGTACATTTTCAACTTCCAAATCATATACATGCTTAACACCATCTTCATGAATAGAAAAAACTTGTCCCCAAACCAAATGATTTACTTCCAAATTATATTTTTTCAATCTTCCATAAAAAGTACATCCTTCTGTTATTCCTCTATCTATATAATAAGGTATTTGATTTTTAGGAAGCTTAAATCCAGCTTTTTCACTTATTGGTGTATTTTTATAAATTCTGAATCTTAATTTATTGTCTACATCATACCAAGTTAATAAATACAATCCATCATTCCCTTTTCTTATAGAAGAGTAAATTCTATATTCTTGCAATTTGCAATATATTTGCCAAGACAAATTGTTATTAGATAAATGTAGGGTTCTATTACTCATACATCCATCTCCTTCGAGTATTCCAGCTATCATATCAATAGAACAATCTTCTGGCAAAAATTTTGTATCAAAGTTCTTTTTCCATAAACCCTTCTTTTTTAAAAGAGATATTAACGGATTCGGTTTATAATTTTTACTAAAAAATCCATTTTTACCATTTTTCGCTACAAGCATAACACGATAAGATACTGCCATTTTCTCTTTTGATATAACTCTTTCATATCTTTTTATGCTACATATACAATCTGGATATACTTGCAATAATATATTTTTTACAATTTCTGCTACTTCCATATTCCCTACAGTAAAATATGGACTACTTGCACAACGCCCCTCTGCAATAAAGAACCCTATCAGCCAATCTTCCAAAGATTCTTTCTCTTCAATTTTTCTTTCTTTCCCTCTCCAAAAACCTTTTATAAAATCTTTTTTATTGATTAAATCTTTAGCTTCTTTCCACCCGTTTTGGGTTAAAACCTTATGGTCTGGAGTAACTTTTATTTCTCCTCCAAAAGAGGTATGGATAGATAAAACTTCTTTTTCTCCTTTATCTATCACCCTCAAAACTTTTTGGTAGCTTCCATCTTCCGTTAAAACTTTTTCACCACAAACAATATCTTTAATTTTTTTTACTCCATCTTCCAAAATAACTTCTGAATCCTCTGAAACACACATCAACCCGTACGTGTTTTCCACCACTTCTTCACCACCTATAGGCATTTCTTCCGTCCAGTCCTTTTCCCCGTTCTTCCGCAAAATATATTCGTTGTGGAAATTGTTTTCCATAGGTCCGGGTCTGTAGAGCGCTACACATGCAGACAGTTCGTTTATATTTTCCGGTTTCATCTTTACGCAATACCCGGATAATCCGGCTGAACCAAGCTGGAAAACATCTCCCAGCCATCCTTTACCTGCATACTCGAATACCTGCTTATCATCCAAAGGCAAACTGTATATATCAACGTCTATTCCGTGGTTCTCCTTTATCAAGCGTAACATTTCCTCGAATTTATCCAACTGGATAATCCCCAAAACATCTTCCTTTAGGAATCCTGCCGCTTCCACTTCCGAACCTTCCCAGTCTGTGACTACAAGCCCCTTTTGTGTATGTACGGGCATCCACTCATAAGATGTTTTTCCGTCCGGCAATACTACCGTTCCGCACGCATGCACTGATTGACTTTTAGGAGAACCAAGAATTACCATCATGTCATTAAACGTCTCCGTATGTTCCTTAACAAACTTCTTTAGGTCTTCTTTCCCACATACTGTCTTAAAAAATTCCTCTATCGTCTTTTCCTTATCGTCTCCGATACAAGCCGTAAACCATCTGTATAACTGTACTGGTATACCGTCTGCACGTGCCATATCGGATATCGCCTCTTTTAGCTGAAAAGTAGTATAGGTGCCAAGCGAACAAACCTGTTCCTTACCGAACCGCTCTTCCATGTAAGCTTTTATTTCGTCTCGTCTTCTGCCCGGAAAGTCGGTATCTATATCGGGCATTGACCCTAACACGGTCTTTGCCCGACGCTTTACTTCAATATTTTTTACTATCATACCATTATTCATTTATCAGTTCGTCACCTTCTTTTAACTCTTTCGCTCTGATTATCGTTTCCTCACCATTCCGGACAATCTTTATAAAGGTATTGCCGGATATTTCCCTTTCTCCGTTTATTGTCACTACCTCTTCCTCTTCATGTCTTATCAAACGCCCTTTTGTCAAAAATCGACTGAATAGGAGTTCGTATTCCAACGGGTTTACATTGACAATACCAAGGAGATAGGAAACAAGGCTTCCGGCGCTGCTTCCGCGCCCCAATCCGACCAAAATATCGTTATCCCTTCCCCATCTGATAATATCCCTCAGCATCAAAAAGTAGTCCACTACATCACCTTCCTCTATGATGGATATTTCCGTATTAAGTCTTTCCGTCAGTTCCTCTTCACTGTATCTGTCCAGTATTTCCGGATGTTCTGCCAGTCCGTCAAAGACAAGCGATTCAAACATTTCTGTATTAGAAGCATATTTCTTTTTCTCCTCTTCCGTCATTACATATTTAGGCGCATGCCTTACCTGTGTCTCCAGCAAATAGTTACAGTTTACCGATATGTAATTAAGATTTACCAAAGATTCTTCAAACAGTCCGAAAAACTTGTCCTCGTCCGGTATCAGCCTTGACAGTTCTTCGTAATATTCCTGGTAATTCTTCATGTACTGGTTATCACTCTCATAATTCGCAACCTTTGCAAGCTTGTTAAGCTTTTCCCTTATAGGTGCATACCGCCTTTCAAGATACCAAGCGTCACATACTGCCACGGGTTTATATACACCAACGAACTTTTTCAGATTGTCAAGATATTTTTTATCCCGGTCATTCTTCTTGTATTCCACGGTATCAAGCTGGTAATAGGTGTCATTCCATTTTCTTGACAATATAGGAAGGTTTTCAAACGTACATGTTTTCGGGTCTAATAGCAGAAAACATCCGTCTTTCATTTCCTGCAATTCCTTTTCCGTGATAAAACCTTTTTCATCGACATTCAGAATCTTATTTATTTTCAATAGGTTGTTCCATCCCTCCTTGTCCTTGACTATCAGCTTTACCGTATATCGCACGTCCTTCTGCTCGTTATATACGGAAACTTCCATACCGAATATAGGTCTTATGTCGCTTTTTAGGCACGCGTTCTGGAACTTGAACGCTGATGCAAGCGTATTCTTTTCACATATGCCAAGCACCTTTACCCCCATGAATTTCGCCTTTTCCACCCAGTCGGAATAAAAGTGCATCCCGTTCATAAGTTCAAAATTACCGTGCACCCCTATATAGGTGTCAAACCTCAAACTTTCATCAAACAAATTCGCCTTCCCGATATACTGCAATCGGTTAAGTTTTACTTTGTTCTCGTCCCCCTTTTTCAGATAGTACCATACATCACCGAACCGGAAAACATAGTTGTCGCATTCCGTTCTGTCTCCTACCCACTGGAACGAATCGTCGAAGAAAATCCCGTTCTCTTCCTTGTCCCACTTAAAAGGCTCGAACAACTCGAATGTCTGCCCATCAATTTCTACGATATAATTATCTAAAGCATTGAAAGACAAAAAGTTATCCTCCAAATATTTGATTAAATCTTTATACAACTCTTCCATGATTTTAGGGTGTAAAGGGGAGTGAAGTGTGTTTTACTTACACTCCCCATGAAATCAAAATCTAAATAAAAACGGCAATTATGATTTATTAAAATGGTTCCTGCAACAAACGGAAACGACGTTGTAATGCGTTCCTATTTCCTTTGCAATCCGGCTGAATGAACGACCGTCATTCTTTGCAAGTTCTTCCCACACCTTATACGATATACTTCCTTTCTTGTACGGGTTTTCTCCTTTAGGTGAAAGGTTAAACTTTTTCTTGACATACCCCTTTTGGGTGTTTATCGAAGCTTCCTTTGCATATTCTTCAATCGTCTTTCCTTTTGCTTCCAGTCTTTCTACAACCTGCTGCAAAAGGTCTTCCTTTTTAAATCCGGAAACGTTCTGCATTCCAAGCTTCCGTCCCACATTTCTCAAAGTCAACAAAGAAACTTCCATTGTCTTACTTCTCCTTTCCAAATACGGCATCCTTAATCTGCTGCACACGTTCTTCCGTTGAACCGGAAACAGAAATATATGGTATTCCGTAATTATCGACAATCTGCTTTATTTTACGGTCGATTTCCTTCTGGTATTCCTCGTCTTCCGAACGCGCACCGTCACCCTGCAATCTGAATGTAATAGGAAGATAGACAAGCAAAGGAAATTCGTATTTCCGTTTTACAATCTGGCGCTTTTCTTTGAAGTCCTCTTCTGCCAGGTTGTTATAATCCTTGTCTTTCGGATTACAGTTGTCAAAAAGCCATGAAGTGTACGCGTTCACATCAATAATACATCTGTCACTAATGGAAGGTTGTTTCATAGCATCTTCCATTATTTGGGTGTATTTGTCGAATATTTTCTTTTGTGATTCAGAAGTACCCTCCTTATTAATAGCTATTCCCTCTTCTTCAACCATCGTTCTGACAACATTCGTGTAAAACTTCCAGTTGTCAAATTCCGGTTCGTTCTGCAAGGCTTTCAATAGGGTTGTTTTCCCTGTACCCTGCGCCCCGGTCATTAATATTTTGTCAAAATTTCTCATCTGTTGTCTCCTGCTCCATGAATTTTGTCACGCTGTTTGCGTGAAAACAGTTTTTCGATATTCTGTTCGGCAATCTTTTCCGTATCAAGACCAACACGGTTAATCATGCTGTTTATAACCTTCCAAGCGTTTTTCCAGGCTTCCAAAACAGCTTTCTTTCTTGCTTCCGGAAATACATTCTGCTCGGCTTCTTTCCAATCGTCACGCAACCACTTTTTAACCTGGTCTGCAATCTTTCCGACTTCCACGGGCAAATCAAACACGCCTGCACCTTCCGCATTTGCCAAAGCTTCTTTCCAGTCCCAACCTTCAATATCGAGATTGCATTCTTTGCGAATCATAGCGAGATACCAAAACATATCCCCGATTTCTTTAGAGATTTCTTCCGTTTCTGCCTCGTTATTGATTTTCTCGTAGGTTTCTCCCATCTCCGAACACAAACCAAGTGTCACATAGGATAAAGCCACTTTTTCATTATAGCAAGCTGTAGTAGCCGCCTTTTCTTCATACTCGAAATAATTCATACTTTTGTTCTTTAATTACACTGCAAATATAACAATTTAATTTTGAGATAAAAAAATATTATCTCCATTATTTTAAATCTTTCATATCGATTTTTTCTAACCATCTCATTTTGAAGTAGGTATAAGGTATCTGTTCCGGCATACCATCAATCCATATCACCACATTATCATCATTCGGGTGATTTATCATTACCTTATACTCCTTCCCCTTGTATATCACTATGGTACCCGGTTTCAATAGGTGAAACCTGTCCCAGAACATAACCGACTTTTTCGTTTTCTCCGAATATTGCAAGTTCGGCAACCCGTATTCCTGCAAAAATTCCTTCAAGTAAAAATCTGAAAACGCCTTGTCGCTGTCGAACATCGTACCAAGACGGAACCTTTGTTTCAAGTTCAGAATCTTTGCCTTCTTCTTTTCCGCTATGTCCTTATATATCTTCACAAGCTCGACACTTTCTATACGATTGTAAACTATCGAGCGTAATTTACAACTCAAATACTCCAATTGCAAGTTAATTACAAACTGCTCCAGACTGATTTTCCGCGATTTTTCCATGTCCTTATTTTTGACTTCAAAACTAACAAAAATTAGGATAAATGGCAAAAAATCAGCATTATAAATGTTTCGTATAATAGTTAATCGGTTCTATCATATTGTCAAGCGCCCATAGAAGTTCTTCCTGTGTCGCATCTCCAGGGTCTTTCTTTTTGTCTTCCAGTTCGGCAATCTGCACATTGAAGTACCTTTGTAGGGTCATTGATACCGTCTTAATCATTTCCGGCTTGTCCGGGTCATACATCAGAATCACATTCCTTATTCCCGGCTTGTCCCTCAATAGCTTTATCTGGCTTAACCCCATATTGTTACCGAACGTAAACACACACTTTATATCTGGTGATTCGTAGAGATGCAGTTTCGTATCTACCGATATATAGTCGAACATCCCTTCCACGATTATAACCGTGTCCGTCTCGTCCGTTATATTGTCATATCCTCCTATCACATGGGAGAATCCGTCACGCGAATTTTCATATCTCAATACAAGCTTTTCCGTACCCTCCTTAAACCTTTTAAGGTTCTCCTCGTGCCATTCCTTACTTTTTTTTGAACGTGCCAGCCATGCGGCTAATTTGCCGTTCATGGTAAACTGGAATATGAACTTATCGTGCAGCTTTCTTTCAAGAAAGAATTTTGTTTCTGCCGGACGGAATTCTTCATAATATCTTTTCACAAATCCCCTCTTATCCAAATATTCATCCTTATCTATATATTCCAATTTTTTAGGAAGGGTGCATTCCTTGATTTCCTCTGTTGTTTCCTCTTCTTCATCATCTATTAGAGGGGTCAATTTCTGCATCTTTATCGTGTTCTCGTAATCCTGCTTTATGAGGTCTTTCCTTCCTATCTTTTCCAAGAACTTTTTTAAGGTGGTTTTCATGCCGCATTTGAAACAATGAAATGCACCGTTATTCCCGGCATCATTGAACTTTATCCCCCATTTCCCTTTTTTATTGCAAAAAGGGCATTCCTTATTCCGGTCTTGCATGAAACCTTTTGCTCCGAACAAAGATAGATTCAGTTCGGATATTACCTCGTTTTTGTCAACCCTAAACATCTTTCCTCCAAAACATTAACCGTTTCCAAAAGCTTTTCTTTTTCGGCTTCAAATCCAAATCATTAAGAAAATTCGTATCATCTTCAAGCGGTGGCATAGACGCATCTTGGATTATTGGTAGTGCATCCGCAAAAAGTTTTTCTTTTGAAACTTCAATAAAACGAATACTTGGATTCATTCTTGTACCACAATCTATATGACTGCACATAAATTTGTTTAAAGCACAATATTTACATCCACTTTCTTCTTGTTTCAAATCATCCTCTATCGCTTTCAATATCATGCCTTCGTATTCAAACACTTCTCCAACTTTATATCTTTTCATATCCTCTAAACTAATATCTGTAGTATTTACATACAAGTTTACACTTGTATCTATTTGTTAATAAATTTCTTAACTGGGTTATACCCAAACCCTCTATAGGGTGGCATTGCTGCATCCCCTTTTACTTTTCTCATAGGTAGCTATATACCCAAACATTTTTAGTGCAATGTAGTATATAATTACCTGCAAAGTGGTATATAGTTACCATCTGTTTAACTTCTTTTTCTTGTCTCCCTCAAGAAGACATTACAAAGATAAGATTATGTTATGACATACGCAAGTGCTTATGTCTAAATCACCTCTGTTTTAACATCATTTTGCTTTTCACCGTCTTCGTCCTTTTTCTTCCTTGTCTTCTTTCCAGATGTAGAGGACGTAAAACCCTTGTCACCTCCGTAATATTCGGCTGTCAGCGCCTTGTCACAAAAACGTCCCCTGCCGTAATCCGTCACAATGGTAAACGTATCTTTTACCGTATCATAATCACGTACCTTATCCATATAGATGCGCATTATGTTCTGTTTCTTTTCCTCTCTTGTCCGGTTCCCGGTAAACACAAAGGAAAACGGCTTTACAAGTGTTCTATCCCCTTCCGTATAGCTTCTGTCTATCACTTTGTCCGAATTGTCCCATATTTCCAACGGCACATTTCCGGCTTGTGCTGCCGTAAATCCCACCATTTTAAACTCTACACATAAATTTTTCAAAAGTTGTGCACATGTCTGTAATTTTTCTTTTTTGAATGTAGGGTTATTGTCTACAACTCTATTTGTTCCTGTTGCCACAAGGTCTAACGAATCCAATATCAATACATGCGGATAATAACCGTTTTTCTTGTAATAGGAAACTATCACATTACGGATATCCACCATAGTAGCCTGCCCGAATTTTTCAAAAGAATAAACATCTATGTCCTTAGAATAGGATTTCATGTTTTCAAAAGCCTTTTCTATTTTCTCGGCTAACTTGTCATCTATGACACCTTTTCTGATGTTCCCGTATTTTTGCCCGGTCCAAAACTGGTCGTATCTTTCCAGACACGCACGCGCACCGCCCTCCAACTGTATATGCAAGACTGGGTGTCCGTCAAAAGCTGCCTGCATACCGTGATATCTCAATACAGTAGACTTACCGACACCCGAACGCATTATCCATAACACGGTATCTTCCATTGTGGCACCACCTTCTGAAATCTGGTCTATCTTATCAAGTCCAAACATTACGCGTGATGGAACCTCCCCCTCTTCTTCTTCCCGTCTCCTCTTCATTCGTTTGTCAAAATCAGAGAACACTTTCTGAAAACCGCCTGCCTCATGCCTTAATGATAGGGATAAAATTCTTTGGCTCTCTTCCGCGTTTACCCGTATAGCATCTTCTTTCTTCCCTTCTTCGTACAAATCATGTACTTTTTTGGAAAGTAGCTGGAATTCCACGTCTTTAATATACGCTTCCAGTTGGTCTATAATAATTTCCTTGTCTACTTTAGCGGCTGACTGCACGGCATCTATCGCTTCAATTACAAAATCACTGTCAGCGTATTTTTGGGACACCACCCCCAAAGAAGGAACCTTATCTTTTTCCTTCAATACTTCTGTTGCCTCTTTTAGCAAGAATTTGAAACCGGGCCACTCTTTAGGTATCAACTGATAAGATAGATGGTTTACCACTATCCGTGTGATACCCAAATCCATATATACAAGTTTGAATAATTCTGCCATGAATCCGGCAGACAACTTTTGCGCCATCTTTTTTGAATTTAAAAATTAGGGCTACAAACGTAGCCCTTTAACATGAAGAAAACAAATTGTTGCTGTTAAATCTGTTCAACCAAAACTGGTGAATTTTCATAGGTGATTTCGGGGTATAAACCTTTATCTATTTCTTCCCCTTTCTTTGGCTGATAATCTTTGCCTTGAACATAATGATTCCCGTCAAAAGGATAAGCGCACATATGTTTATGCGGTATTTCGGTTGCTAACATACCAGTCCAATAAGGATATTTAAACAGTCTCCCGTCTTTGTCTCTCGCTATATATGCTTTCATAATATTTCTTTTAAATGTTAGTACCGATTGCTTTTCTTAAAAATTCTCCTGCGTTCTCTACTGATACACCCAGTTTTCTCTGTATCAAAGAAACCATGTCATTGACTTGTTCCTGTGAATCCAAATTACCTTTCACAAATTCCATCATAACAAACTTTTCTAAAACTCTTTCTTTCATAGCCTTATCTTATTAAATATTCAAACAACAAACAGACATATCACATTCTTCATCGTACTCATAACCAAACAGTTTTCCTTTGAAGTAATTTTGCAATCTTTCAAACGCGCTTTTATTTTCTTCGTCCCAAGCAATCGTTATCATGTTAGTACGTGCAAAAGTTATTTCTACATTAACACTTGCAACTTTTGAAAGAATGTTTTCTAACATTTGTTTCTTGGCTTTAAATACTGAGTTCATAACCTTTATCTTTTACTTGTTTGACTTCTTTTCTTGTCTCCCTCAAGAAGACATTACAAAGATAAGATTATGTTATGACATACGCAAGTGCTTATGTCTAAATTGTGGGTTGTTTAACATCATTTCACAATATAAATAATCTAATCGTTAAAACAATAGTCGTAATGATAAAGATTAATGCGAAATATTTCCATATTTTTACAGTAGCCTCTAAACCGTGCTTCCGTTTGTCAAACTCACTTAAGGCATAATTCAAAGCCTCGTCTTTCAATCCCTTAAGCTTATCATTCAAAGCCTCGGTTATATCGTCTGCGATAGCATACTTTACCTTTTCTGATACGGATTCTGGATAACCCCTCTCTTCATAATTTATTTCGTTCAACAAATCATAATGAAACATATAAGGTATTCCGTTTACTTTATAGGAAAGTTCAATACCGCTTTCTTTGACATATTCCAAAAACCTTTCTTCGGCAATCTCGTTTATCCTTTCTTGGTTAAATTCTGACTGCTTCTTTATCTCATTAAAATATTCCTCGTCAACAATTACACAGTTGTTTTCAAGCTTCATTACATGTGCTTCCATGATTATTCTCCTTTCAGTTTCTTTATCAATACATCAGTATAATTAATTGATTCAATAGCTACTACTTCTATTGCATCCATCTTTTTATCTGGATGTTCATCCAAATACATACCCAAATTTTTCATAAAGAAACTGTTTGAAATCAAAGCTTGCATTGCAGCCTTTGCCAGTTCATAACGCCTCTGTTCCCAATCAATTTTCTTTTCTTCCATCTTTAACCTCCTTATTAGTTTTAACAAACCCATTTTGAATGCACCAACACAGCATATAATAAGATGCATCTATCAACTTCGGCATTTTTTCTAAACGAACGGTTCCATTATTCGTTACGTCTACATATTTGAGCCACCACAACCCTACTTTCTTAAATATGTACAAATCATATACCTGTACTGATTCTGGTAACTTATCCAGAATGTCCTGCAAAGTATAAGTAGGAAGGATTTCATATGACATAAATCCACAAGTCTGAAATTCCTTATGTAAACTCAAAAACCATACACCTTTTGATTTGTCGTCAATACGGCTTCCATGCGACACTCTTGCCCAATATATACTTGCATCGCTCGTATCTAATCCAAGCTCCTGCAAGTGCTTCATCTGTTCGATTGATAATACTTGTTTTGTTTCCATTTCCCAATTTCTTTTAAGCTAAAAACATATACCCTTTACATACATTCAGCGCATCAGATTCACTGTCAAACATTAACGTCGTTTCCGATTCTGTGCCGTAACAAATGGCTTTAACTTTCAGCCACCACCTATATTTTCCGCTTCCGTAATCGTGATAATAAGGTTTCCCTATTATTTCTGTTACATAATGTTCCAATAGGTTCATTTCTCACTCCTTTCTTTCTCCTTTTTAGCTTCATCACAAGCCAACTTCTTCATTACATACGGACAATCGCAATTCTCGTATCTTTCGTTATACCAACAACAATAGTTACACTGGTGCATTATTTATTCCTCCTCTTCTTTGGCATTATCATTATAAACAAAATCAGCAGAATCTAATTGTGCTTCCGAAATAGAGACTTTATTCTTCCATCCCCATTTCAAAATTCTGCTGGACACCCTTCTATTTTCTGCTGGCGTGATAAAGCCGTGAATATTCAAATAAGCACGACATAAAGTCGCTATCGCTAATTTCCTTCTATTTTCCATTGTTATTCCTCCACTCTATGTATTTATTAGATGCTTTTCTTATTTTGTCAAATATATTTCCTTTCATTTCTTTGTCTCCTTCTTTATCTTTTCATAGCACTCTTTACAAAAAACAAACACCTTTCCGTTATTGATTTTAACTTTAAAACCATCTCTCCTTAAATCAGTGCAAGTAGGTTTTAATTCTGCATAGTGATTTAAACCATTTCCGCACAAATCACACGAAACTTCATACCATTTCTTTATCATTTTCAATCTCCTTTTCTACTACTCAATACATAAAACAATTCCCCTGCGTATCATATCTTCTAACTCTCTTTCAGAAAACTCGTCGAATGAATACTTGTCCATAGTACAAAAATGATACCTTACAGAATGCTTTTCATAATTGATATTTTTATGATAATCAATCATTACATCACTTATGACTGTTTCAATAATCTTATTGTTTACAACAAAAGAAAAACGTGTTCCTATATCATAACATACCTTCTTAAACAAAAGAACTTTCCTTTCATTCATTTTATTTCAATTTTTCTTCAAGTTCAGCAATTATACAATCTGCATCACCGCCATGCACCCAGTCCTCCAGTACAGAAGACAAAGCTTCAATAACTTTCTCCTTCTGCCATTCGGCACCACTATTAAAACCATTAGCAATCATTTCCTTGATGTCAAAAATTCCATTCGGTACCCCACATGTTCCAAATGAGCGAATAACCGATTCAGCATATTCTATTGACGCCTTTTCTACTGTCTGTTTCATAACTTATCCTTATTGAATGTTCTGATTTATGTAATTCACAATCTTTTCCAACTTGCTTGAAGCAAACAAGCAATTATTAAGTTGTCGCTTGCCCTCTTTCCATTCATGGCGGCAGAACCATTTCTTTATGATAGCATTCAGATTCATACCCTAAAACAAAATCTTAAATTTCTTTCCTTTCAATGTCGGCAATCTCTCTTCTACAAACTTCCTTAATTCTTCCTCCTCGATAGGAAACAAAGGATTGTACCTGTACTTGAACGTATGAATGTATTGCTCGTTCAGCATCACATCAAAAATTAATGTCTTCATCTAAAATAACCCTCCATCCACAACACGGCTTCTTCTATTGTTTCCACCTTTTTAAACTCCTTTACGACACATCGCTGCATATATTCACAACATATATTTTCTTCATAATCAAAATAGATAGTGTACGCCCCGTTATCATCAGCCCCGGTACATGCTATTCCAAGCTCCAGGGCTTTCTGAACCTTTTCCGGTTCGGTTGAAAAATAGGCATAAACCGTTCTACTATTTACACCCATCAATCCAGTAAGTTCTACGATATTGTTCATATTTAAGATAATATTTTATTATGTCTGACCCGATTAAGAAAGGGAGTTTTAACGCTCCCTTATCAATCACACCACAAAGATAATATTTGTTTATGACATACGCAATAGCTTATTCCCAATAAAATTGCATATTTAACATTTCTTGTGTTTCCTTCTGAATAGGCTTATATCTCGTTTCCGTAGCTAAATCCCTCTCTGCCACTTTGTTATACTCTTCCAAAGCCTTTTCCTTGTCTATACTCCTTTCTACCCATATGCCTATCATCTGGTCCGGCTGCATATCCCCGATAGACACCGGGTTTTCCTCCGTAGCCTCGTAAAACTGGACTGTATAGGGTCTACTGTATATATTAGGTGTACTCCCCATATATCGGCTTCCATCTTCACCCTCCATCATTCCCACGGCACCCACCTTGAATGAACACACATTTGTTTCCGGGTTCTCAAACCATATCTTTACACCCTTTGCCACCTCCTGGCTGTCATTGTGCAGCACTATAGCCCGGTATTCGTTTCTTGCATTTTTTATTGTATTTACACTCAACTCGTCAAACAAATTACCGAACATGTCATTAGGTATTGTCGTGGAAGATGCAAAGCCACCCAATGAATAGGAAACATTCTGTTGTTCCATCATATAACCGGAACTTACTGTATATAATAACCGCATATCTTATCCTCCTTTCTTATTCTTTCGGTTTCGGCATGCCTGCCAAAGACCAATATTCCGTTTTTGCCGTATTGTCAATCGTGACCGTACCACCGTTGTTTCTCACTCTTGCTATGTAAAACTCGTTTACCGACTTGGTAGGCGGCTGTTCCAAGGTCACTTCCTGTGTCAGCCCCAGCGTAAACCAATCATAGGTGTAAAGCCCTTCCATTTGTGCGTCCGTGAATACCTTTCCAAGAGGTACCGTTCCCAATATCACGACTTGCAAATTTGTTTCCGCAACAAAATCGGATTCGGACGTTAATACGATATTCTTGTTGTCTATTATATTGACTATCTCATATACACCATTATTTAGGGGCTGTGAACCGTCGTCCTTCAAGAACTTTATCGCTACCGGGGTTTTCCCTGCCTGTCCTCTCACCTTGCCGGAAAAATCCACGGTTCCGGTCACTACACCTTTCTGGTTAATGCTCACATACCCGTTTTCATAATTTTTTGTCGAATACCCGATTTTCAGCCAGTAATATACGCTGTCTGCCGGGATTGCAAAGTTATCGTATATGTTGACAATGTTTATTACTTGCCCCAATGAGTTTACCGCCATACCAGGCAATATCTTTACCGTTCCTCCCTGTGTTCCCTGCTGCACCTCGAACGCCTTGTTGTCTATAAAGGTGTCTACAGTCTCAAAATCGGACTTGAATTTTGTAGGGTTGTTTGTCACTATGCCGAAAGTATAGCTTCCGGCAATTAGAATCTTTCCTAACAAAGAGTTCTGTAGGAAAGACTGCATATTCATCACTTCTTCCTTTTCTAAGAAAGTGTTTCTGTTAACATTTATCTGCGCCAT